GCCATCGCGCTCGCCATGTCGATGATCGAGGAAGGCCACGACGACACTTTCATCGCGCAGTCGTTGTGGACGCACTTCGAGATGGAGGGCAACCGGGTCATCGAGGTCCTCCGGGAGGCTCACCGTCTGCGCGGTGAGAGCCTGAAGCGCGAGTCCACCGATCCCGAGGTCGAGCGGGTGCTCCGGGCTCATGGCTTCCAGACGAGGGATCGCTTGGGGGCTTGGGATTACTGGTTCAAGCTCGGGAGTGCCGGGCAGATCGTGGCCGCTGTCGAGGTTCTGCATGATGGCCGGTGGGCTCTCTACGACATTACGCCGGGAGAGGATGCTCCGGAGAAGATCGCGACTGGTGGCGATGCCGTCGAGCTTCAGAACGATCTCCGTCAGTTCCTCGGTGAGGGCCGACTGCGACATGAAGTCCTCGGGCCTCTCGACATCGAGAAGCTCCTCACGTTCAAAGGCTTCGTTCACAAGGGACAGCAGGGTGTCTCTCAGGTGTGGCAGAAGGGAAGCTACGGCGGCGACATAACGACCGTCTACGTGACGCCGGAAGGCAAGTGGGTCGTGTCGAAGATCGCCGCTGAGTTTGGAGGCCCATCGATGACGACTCTGCCCTCGGTAGCTGGCCAAGGTCCGGAAAGCTTGATGGATTACATCTGATCGAAAGGAGGAGCCTCGTGTCCGCGACCACGAAACGCTCCAAGAAGAAGTGCAAAGTCAAGGATTGTGGTGCTCCTGCTTATTGCCGGGGTTGGTGTGCGAGACACTATCACAGGTGGTGGCGACATGGGAGCCCGACAATCTTCCTTCCGGGACAGGAAGAAGAGAGAGAAATCTCTGACATTGACGCGGCTTGGTTTGCCTGTCTAATAGATGGGGAGGGGTCGTGTTCCATCGCTCGTCGCTCGGCTCGCAAGCACCAGAAGAGTGATAATCATTGGCCTGTTTTGGAGGCCGCGAATACTGATCGGCGTCTGTTGGAGAAGGCGCAGAAGATAGCAGGTGGCTGGATCAACAAAATCACGGACAAGCGAGGTTTTCGTCCGTGCTACAAATGGACGTTGGCAGGAAAGGCGCTTGGGCCTGTTCTTCGAGCGGTCATTCCTTACCTAATCATCAAGAGAGAACAGGCGGAGATTCTTCTCGCTCTTCGAGATGAACAAGCAGGGTCGCATCCGGGAGTTAATGGGTTAGCGAGAAAAACAGTTGCCCGGCGTGAACGAATGAGGCGGCGCGTCATCCAACTTAACGGGAGGCGGCGCGATGCCTAAGAAATTCAAGACTATCGTTTGCGATCCGCCTTGGGGATTTCCGCGAGGATGGCTGTGGCAGAGGAAGGTGAGCCGGAGCCGCGAACACTATCCGGTGCTGACCGTGGAGCAGATGATGAAGCTCCCGGTCCCGAAGGTGGCGATGAAGAACGGCTTCCTGTGGTTGTGGGTGCCGAGCTACCACATCAATGCCGGGGATCACATCCGGGTCCTCGATGCGTGGGGCTACCGACCTGTCGGGCAGTTGGTGTGGGTGAAGACGAAGGCGACTGAGTTCGATTTTGAGCCGGGGGACATTGCCCGGCTGATCTTCAAGCGGACCAGAAAACCGGTCATGAGCCCGGAAGACCTCGTAAGGATCGGGCTGGGGCTCTACCTCAGGGGAAGCCACGAAACGGCCATACTTGGCGTCAGAGGCAAGAACAACCGGTTCAAGGTCCGGGACGTGCCCAGCGTCCTGTTCGCGCCTCCTGAGGGCCATTCCGTGAAGCCGCAGCCGTTTTACGCGATAGTCGAGCGGGCCTGCCGGGGTCCGAGGCTCGATCTCTTCGCCCGGAACGGCCACCGGGACGGCTGGACGGAGTGGGGGCTCGATACGAAGGACACTTTGGGATGGGGTTTCGACCCTGAGGCGTGGTGATGTGAAGCAATTCTACTGGTGCTGGCTCAGGAAGATGTGGGTTCAGAGGCCATCGCATTGACGCCTCCGATCACACAGTTCGACATTGCCGAGGAACTCACGGACCTTGGCTTCAGCTACGTTCGGACCGATCAGCTTTACACGCAACTGAACCCGCGATTCATTCGTGCCGGGGCCGATGTGTGGCATCATCCGAACAACGCGGATCTCGAAGTGACGGTCGGGGTGGGGACGACGGTTTGGGCCTCGTGGTTCTGGAGGGTGGTCGAGTCAGGGAAGAAACTGGCTGAGGGGATCGGTCGCATTTCGCTGAACGAATACTTCACCCGCTACGATGAGTTGATCGACTGATGGTCCTGCTGACGACGACGAACTGCGGTCGCTGCAAGAAAGAGACCGACAACGGCAACGAGGAAGCCTGCTGGTACTGCATCGGACCTCTCTGCGGCGACTGTTGGGAAGAGTTCGGTCATTGCGGTCACCCCGAAGCGGATGAGGCGAACGAGAAAGCGAAGGCAGCGAAGTCGTATGAAGAGCGCCGTGATGTGCTCGTTGAGTGTGGGGCGATTTCCTTCAAGGACTTTCTCGATTACACCCCTCCGCTCGAATCTCAAGGTCGCGTGATGATGAAGGTCAAGGAGGCTGAGCTTCCCGAGCCTGAGTGGGACTTGTGAAGAGGAAGCACGAACTGTACGCGCCTGACAAACTGACCCGGACGTTCGAGATCACGGGTCAGGTCAGTGTGGTCGATAAGATCACGGCTCTCCTCGCGACGATGAAGGTCCTCGGAGATTGGGGTTCGTCCCGGACGATCAGCTTCGATTGGGATGGTGATGGCCACGAGAGCTTCAAAATGGAAGTCGGGAGCGTGGACATCAGCGAGTACTTCGATCCCTGTCAGTTCGTCGATGACGAGTCGATGTGCGAAGAGCACGAAGGCAAGGGCAACGAGAGCTACATAGGAGCCGAGTCCATGAAGAGGATCGACGCGCTGGTCGAGGCCGTTGAGAAGGGAGCCGATCCCGAACTCATCGTCGAGCGAGAGACAGCGAAACAGGAAGCACTTCCTCCCTTTGAGACAGGCTGCACCGATGCTCTTGAACGTGAGGGGTACGTGTATCAAGAGACTCAGGCAGGAGCCTCCGGAGTAGGGAGCATTCAGTTGTGGCGGAAGGGCAATCGCTGGATTAGGCTCTATGAGGATGGAAGTTGGGAAGCGGCAGAGGGCTCGCGGTCACCAACGAGCACAGACTTCTTTGCGAGTGGAGATAGCTGCTTCGATATGCTCAGGGACGGCTGGCCCGACATCGTTTTCTACTAAGGAAGGCTCGTGCGACGTAGGATCAAACATCTGGTGCTCCGCGAGCGAAGAATAGCGGAGCAACTCAGCGTGGATGTGAGGAAGCTCCGGATCGTCTCGGGCGAGTGGGGCCTGAGCGAAATCGAGAGGAACCGACTCCTCGACTTCGTGGGAAGCATCGAGTTTCAGGACTCCGACGATGAGGGGAAGTTCGCGAGGCTCGAAGGCTTCGCAGAGCGGGATCTGGGAATAGAAGTCGAGCGGGATCAGGAGAAGTTCGCGAGAGATATCATGTCGGTCCTCTTCCCAACGATGGCGTTGCCGTTCTAACTCGTTCCTAACTCAAGGATAGAGAGATGGTGCTGCCGAATTCCCGGATCTTTCGGGAGCGATACCGCAGGTACATGACCGAGCAGGGCGAGCCCGATGCTGTCCAGCAGATCCGCAAGATCGTGGACACGAGCACGGCGGGTAAGGTCGCCGGGCATACCGTCGATCTCTTCACGGCGAGTGCTCTGCTCAAAGTCTACGATGCGCTTCAGAAGCCGGAGACGAAGGAGAAGTTTGTCCGGATGCTGGGGGCCGGTGAGATCGTGAGGCTCGCCGAATTCGCGTTCAAGCATCTCGAAGGCAAGCGTCGAATTCCCACGGTTGAGCAGGAAGGCAGGCTGATTCAGTTCAGCTACGGACGGATGCACGAGGACCCGGTAGGGAAGATTGTCTACGGGCCTTCCATGCCGCACGGAGAGGAAGTCGAGGGGATTGTTACCGGAGTTGAGCACGATTCCATTCGGGGCTACTTCATTCTGTATATCCAGACGGTTGATGGAATGAAGAAGATCCTAGCGGGGGACGCGAGAATCATCGGAGAATCTCTGGAGCGCGAGCGGCTTGGAGGGGGACTGAGGCACGAGCAGGTCACGCCACAAACCCTGCTCAGACGGGCGGGGGCGAGCGAGTACGCCATCGATGTCGTGCTCGGGTTCCTCAACACGAGCCGGGACTCGATGAGGCTCTATTACCTGCTCGAAGACCTCGGGCTTCCGGAGGATGTGAAGGAGAGAATCCTCGCAGCACTCAGTTCATCCGGGTATCTGGAGTCGCTCAAGCACGAGCAGTTTCAAAAGGTCAAGACGATCACGAGCCACGTCGGTTACGGTCGGTTCCTCGATGAGGTCGGTGACACCATCGGCTACATCGTGACGCCGAAGGAGATCCCGAGTCCGTACTTCTACGGCCCGTTCTGGCCGGTTTACCAGTATCGAGGACAGCCTGTCGTCGTCGCCGAGACGAGCCACAAGCGGTACGAGGTCTTTGTGGTGCCCGCCGGGATGGTGCAGCCCGGCGAGATGCCTTACTGAGGAAGGGAAGATGGCCAAAAGATGAGCAGCATCGAAGAACTCGTCAAGCGGATCGAGCGGGGCGAAGACCCGAAGACCGTGGTCGAGAATTACATGGTCCCGAGCTTCGCCGTGGGCAACCGTGTCCTCGTGCAGGGCCTTCCCTCTCCGATTTCTGGGAAAGTGATCGCCCTCAAGGAAGACGGCGATCTCTGCACCATCGAGACGGAGAAGGGGACGATGGATGTCCCGGCCCGGCATCTCGTGATGCAGGAGGGCTACAAGCGGGAGCAGTTTAGCCCGGAGGATGTCCCGTTCGATTCGGAGATCCAGAGGACGGTCGCTCTCGCTCGCGTGCGGCGGGGATACAAGATCGGTCGCTGCAAGTACGCGGGAGGTGGCCCGATGCGGGAGTACGTCTGCGCGGTCAACGATGAGACGGGGCACCGGATGGTGATCAGCGCGGAGGGGTACGACATCTTCATCCCGAATGTCGGGTCGGGGTTCTCGTTTCTCCACGATCCGGTTCCATAAAAATGCCTGCGTGGGTTGGGAGGGTCAAGAACGCGGTCTGGAAGTTCATCAGGTCGCCTGCAACTTTCCTCGAATGGACGAAGGAGTACGCCCGTGATCTGCCTTCGACGAACTGGATGTACGTCCTGTTCGGGGGGCTCGCGGTTCTATCCGGAGTCGTCTACCTCGCGGTGCAGGTTGCATTCGTCTTCGTAATCAAGCCGGAGACGCAGATCGAGTATCAGCATGTGTTCGAGCCTGTCGCATGGGGCCTTTGGCTCGGTTTCATCGCGGGAGGGCTCGGGTTCAGCGTTCGACAGTTCCGTCATAAGCGCGAGACGTACATGGGCGATGACGGAAAGGGAGAGTCTATTCGGCACGCCGAAGCTCGCAACGGAGGAACGAAGTGAAGAAGCCGTGGCTTGAGTGGGCACTGAAGAGAGAGCAGCTTGGGACATACTCCCTCTCCGAGAGCGAGAGGCAGCTTGTCAATTCACTGTTTCGGAACGCAGGTCTCGACGGCAACGGACGGTTTCAGAGCATTGGTCAGGCGCTCAATCGGATTTCGGAGATCCTTGCTTCGCGGCGAATTGAGCCCGCCGATGTCTTTGCGGCGGACATCTTCAAGTTCACGAGCCCTCCGCACAATTTTGGAATTGCTTACGCGAACATCGAGGATCCGTTCTCGCCTCTTCCGATTTCGAATTCGATGCTGTCCGTCTCGTGGTACGAACGTGAGTCCGGGACGTGGGAGATTTTGGCACAACTGACGTGAGGTGATCAATGCCGGTTCCAGCATCAGTCGAGTTCGGGGCGCTCCGGGAGACTTTCAACTACGGAGGGGCACAGGTTGCGACCGTCGTTATCGCGGCTCCGGGAGTGGGCAGTCGGATCAGAATTCTCGGCTTCCACATGAGCGGAGCGGGGGCTCTGACGTTTGCGACTTCGGTGATTCAGGTCGTTGGGCTCGCGGCGGGCGCGACCGAAGACACGCGGACGCCTTACGGAGATCCCGGTATCGGCATCGATGGAGGCGACAACGAGGCCCTGACTCTCGATTCTCCCGGCGCGGTAGCGGGGGAAATTCTGTACGTCGTCGTCTGATCGGGTTACTATGCTGCCGTCACCGCTCCCCCTTCGAGGTGAGTTGGGTCAAAGTCGCGGGACCATCGTGGCGGCAGCACCTTTTTCGAGGGCCTAGCTGTGAGAGGGGATAAACCGTTCGGATAGTTCCCATTCGGGCGGAGAACTTGGCGCTCACAGTTAGGTCCCAGCACTCGGAGAATAGATGCCGCTGACTGACAAGCAGGTTGAGAAGCACCTGAAGAGTTTCCTCGGTGGTCCGCTCGTGGATGCAGAATTGACGAGTGGGGAAGACTCGAATATCGAGTCGGTCATCGACCACGCTCTCAGGGTCTATAGCCGGTGGCGTCCGATCATCCGCTGGAATCGGTTCAACGTCGCGCCGAGCAAACAGAGGTATGACCTCACCGCTGAGGGGAAGGAGTTCGGGCAGCGGGTGGTGGACGTAAGGGGTCCGGTCGAGCAGATCCCGTTTGGGAATATCGACTCGACGCTGCTCGGGATCCCGGGCAACATCCTGCCGACCCGACCGGCGAATGCTCTGGCGGACTTCCTCGCGAGGACGGCGGAGATCGAGAACATTCGTCGGGCCACAGCGACGAACTTCGATTGGGAGTTCCGCTTCGAGGAGATCGACGAAAATCCGGGAGGTCCACCGGACATCAAGACGCATGGAGTCCTCTACATCAGCCCGGCGTGGCACGGGGACACGTTCCCGCCTTACGAGATCGAGTACAGCTATGCGAAGCTACCGGCTCTCGCGGATGTGCGCTCGACCGATGAGGATTGGGTGATGGACTTCTGCCTTGCGCTGGCAAAGGTGACATTGGGGCATACGCGCAGGAAGTGGGAGAGTCGTCTGAAGATGGATGGCTCAAGCATGGTGACTGAGGGTACGAATGCCGTCGAGAAGCTCACGGAGGAGATCAAGAAACGAGCAGTTGCTTACGGGTATGGGCCACGGCAATGATGCCGGTGAGAAATAGATCGAGAGTGTAGTCGTTCTTCATAACCGCGTTCATTCAACCACGAGAGGTAACTACAATGTTTCCGAATCCCCGCAGCCACATCGGCACGGCGACCGACCTGAACGCGATCAAGCGGTTGTTCCTGTTGCCGAAGGGCAAGATCGGTTCCCGGGGCACGAACATGGTCGCCGACGACATCGATGCCGAGGGTGCCTTTGGCAACGGGCCGTCCTACCCGGGCAACAATACCCGGAAGAGCGACATGCTCGGGAACCTCGATGCGAAGGTTGGTCGTCTGGCGGCTGGTACGACGTACCGCAGGCTGAAGCACGATCCGACCGGGACCGACGAAATTTACCCGACCGTTCTCCATGCCGCCACGGATGTCGAGGACGATTGGGACGCCATCGCCGATGTCGCCCCGGCGGCCGACTTCACCGGGACAGGCAAGTTCACGCAGGATCTCGCTTACCCACCCGGCTGGAAGGGCGATCTCCGCGAGGGCGCGATGTGGGACGCTTTCCGGGCGGCGGAGGCGTCGGGCAACCGGTTCTAGTCGGTTCTGAATCAGATGTGATTCAGTTCTGATGAACCTTCAACGAAGAGAGAGATGAGGATCATGTCGAAGAAATTCAACGCTCGTGCGCTGATCGAGCGGGTCGCCTTCGGGGAACAGGATGCCGAGGATGCCGTCGATCAGGCGATGGTGGATGTGGTCGGTGACGAGGGAGGTGCCGAGGCCGCGCCCGAAGGTAACGGGAATGGTGGGACCCTACCTCCGAACCTGTCGCAGGTCATCGATGCTCTGGCGGAGGTTCGGGCGACGGTGGACAAGGCCCCGGACATGAAGAACGCCGAGGGCATTCGCAAGGCGGTCGATGAACTCGTGACGGCCGTCCACGGCCTTGCGGGGATGATGGCGGAGACGAAGTTGCGCCGGAGGATCGGCACGCCGCTGTTGTCCGAGTTGGTGGGCAAGCCCATTCCCCCGCTTCCGGTCAAGATGAAGTCGGACGAGTTCGGTCCGAAGGCGTCGAACATCGATGACACGTTCTTCATGCCGAAGGCCGATCAGGATTACAACATGGCGTCCGGCGCGAAGATCGAGGGAAAGAAATGGTGGGAGCAGGATGAGGAACCCGGGGGAGCGATGGACGACGAGGAAGAGGACGAGGAAGAGGGCGGTGAGGAGGAGTCGTACCGCCGGTCGGTCGAGCTTCTGAAGGGCGACCGGGTGAAGATCCACGGTCTCGGGGAGTGCAAGGTCGTCGCGGCGGATGGGCAGCATGTTCTGATCGAGACATCGAGCGGAACGCGGACGGTCGTGGCCCGCAAGCAGGCGCGGTTCGTGGGCGAACTGACCGGCAAGCCCGCGTCGGATGTGTCGGCGGAGAAGCCGCAGAACATCCCTGATCTGCGCTACACGGATCCCGAGGAGGGTGAGGTCGAGCGGCAGGTCACCGACTACGGTTCCGCGACGGAGGTTGGCGTTCAGATGTAGGGAGTGGAAGGGGGCTGGCGTGTCTTCAAAGGGGGAAAGCCGGATGGTCCGGTGTCCAGTCCCCTTCCCTCTAACTCAACGGAGGGTCAGTGCCACAAGGCAACATCAGCGGAAACGATCTACGTTATCTGCGCGAGCAGAGCGTGGATCGTGACAGGTGGGCCGGGGTTCCCGTGCTCTACTGGCTGGTCGATGAGGCGACAAGCGCGTTCGACCGCAGGACCAAAGAGACGGAAAATTTCGGTTACCGCAAGTACATCAAGCTGAGCGGCTTCATCAAGGTTCGTGTCCCGGGGCAGCCTTATTCGACTCGCGGCACGAACGAGCAGGCTCCCGGCCCCGAGCACGAAGTCGAGATTGCTTTCGGGGTCGAGCAACTGGTCCGGGCGCAGGTCGCGCCGAAGCCGAGGGACTTGATCCGTGTCTCGGGAATCTTCTACACCGTGCAGTGGGTGCAGAAGGATGAGTTCGTCGAGGAGTCACCGTTCAACCTCAACGTGATCCTGAAACTGAAGCGGGTGGAAAAGGTCCCTGAGAACCTCGATCTGCCTCTCGATGATGAACCACAATTTTCGCCTATTCTCTAGGGTCGATGTCGGGATCTTCCTGATTGAGAGCGGAGCTTCGCCGGAGAAGGTCGTTAGGTATCTGGTCGAACTACCGGCTCCGGATTCCTCCACGGGTGAAGACCCTCGTGAGGTGTGTCGGGAGGGGTGGTATTGGGATAAGGCCGTTGCAGAGTGTCGGCCGTTCGTCGGAAACGAGGAGGCGACGGAGTGAAGAACAGCTTGATGATAAAGTTTCTGATCGGTGGTGGCCTTCTGTTCGTGGTCAGTATCGCCTTCGCGGCTGGCGGGGCTTACGTTACGGTGAACGGGCACGTCAGCAGCACTGAGTTGCATTTCGGATCGCAGACGAGGGACAGCATCTTCGATATGCTCGAAAATCTGTCGCGGGACAACAAAGATATTCAGAGGGAGATGCTCCTGAACCGGAAGCTGATTTGCATCCACGTAGAGGGCGCGAGAGGCGTACAGTTCCCGAGTTGTGATGATGTCCGGGTATCGAGATGAGCGATAGCGACATTCAGGCGTTCAGGAGAGCGTCGAAGTTCGAGGGGGCCGGGCTCCGAAAGGTGAACGACCTCTTCGACGAGTACCGGTTTGGCGGCGGGCGTGCGTCATCCTCGATCCGAGCGGGGAACGTCGTGGCTGAGGGACCGTTGTTCTCCGAATTGGAGGGGCACTACATCGTCGTCTCCGATGGCCGCGAGGTCCGGCGTTACTTCGGGTCCCGGGTGGACCTCTCCTCGTGGATGCGCTACGCCGAGAGCGAGAAGCACGTCCCGTCGCTCGACGTTCTCGCGACCCGGGTCGAGAAGATTGGGGAGTCGAGATCCCTGTTCCACCACTCGGGAGCGCAATGCTGGCTCGGGCCGTGCCATCTCGAATACTCCGGCGAGGCTGAGGAGCTTCGCGCCTACGTGATCGGGAACCCCGAGCCCATAGATGTCAGGGACGTGCCTCCAACGCGCTTCAGGGAGGCGGCGCAGAAGAAGTACAGTGCCGATCCTTCGGGCTGGGTCGAAGAGGCGTTGCCGTCCAGTTTCCTTGTGGGAGCCCGTGACGAGCCTGCGTTCCCCCGGTCGGTCGTGTTGCGTGAGCCTCCGCCCTCGACGTTCCTCACTTCCAAGGCGATGGGTGACGAGCGTCGATGGTACGTGAGGGCGTACTCGGGGACCGCGAGCCTCGATGAGATCGCGATGATGCTCAGGGAGTACGGAGCGCATCGCGTCAGTACCGGGGTGGATTTCTTGATGTTCTTCGCCCGCCCGTCCTCGGCTTACGAGATCAAGCACAAGCTCGAAGCGTCTCCCCGGGTCCGCGACATCGACATCCAGATGGTGACCCGGCAGGAGCAGGCCGAGCCCGAAGAAGCCGACGACAAGGAAGATGAGGAAGAGGAGAGCCCCAAAATCGGGTCGGACGAGACGCAGGTCGATCCTTCTACGTCGGATGTCCCCGGGGCCGAGGACCAGAGCGAAGAGGAAGTCTCGCTCATTGGGGAGAAGATCCGCTTCCTGACGAACGATGGGGATATCATGGCCGGGACCGTGACCGACGAGGACAGCGATACCCTGATCGTCAGGTCCGAGACCGGTGAGATCGAGGAGATCAACGTCGATCAATTGCTCGGTGATGGCGTGGATCTGACCTCGGATGAAGAGGAAGAAGAGAAGCCCGAGGACGAAGGTGAGGACGAGGAGGACGAGCCCGGATCCGGCGAGGAAGACATCGAAACAGGGATGGAGAATCTGGAAGGACTCATCGCCGACGCCGAACTCATGCTCATCGAGATCGAGGAGGCCGTGACCGGGGGGTACAGTTCCCGTCACAGCCACGATGCAGCAGGCAGCGTCTTCGCGCGAAAAGCGGGCTCAGACGCGATGAAGGCGGCCAGTCCGGGCACCGGGCCGGGTAGCCGGGAGAAATGCCCTGAGGGGCACAAGAAGGACGAGGTGACGGGGCTCTGTGTCCCGACTCAGGAGGACCTGACGACCGGTATGATCGCGACATACGACAGGCCGATGGGACCTGTGATCCGGGCTCCCTTCCCGCAGAAGCGGAAGAAGCATGACGACGACGAAGACTGACCCGCTCGAAGTCCTTCAGGAACGTTTGGGAAAGACCCGAAATCTGAGATCGAAGATGCAGAGGGCGGACATCCTGCTCTCTCGTTGTGACCCGACGAATCTCGACAGTGAGATCGCGACCGAACTGGATCGGTTGTACGAGGAGGCGTACCGTGAAGAAGCTCAGTCTCGAAGAACTTGAGTTGATCGCTCCCGAACTCGCTCAGAAGGCGAGGCGGCACGGACTGGAATCGGTCAGCATCGACGAGGTGCTCTCCTGTTGTGGGAAACAAGAGCAGGGCGTATCGAGCCCTCTGGGAATGAGGGTGCGTGACGCGTGGCCAAGTCCCGGAGAAGTTGGAACAGGGATAATTGAGGATCTTCCCTCGGATTGGCAGAGGGAACAGATTGTCATCGTTCGGTGGGATGATGGAACGCTCTCTCGGGCGGTGGCCACTCGGGATATGCTGTCCGCAGGGATGGTTGCGAAGTTGAAAGAGGGTTGGCCAGCGGAGATCGTGAAAAAGAAGCTGCCGGTGCAGGAGCACAACACGGTGATCGCCGATCTGACGACCGCTCAGCGTCAGTGGCTCTGGGGGCCTCATCACTTCGGCGTGGACAAGGCTCCCAAAGAACAGGTGAATTATCGTCCGGGGATCATGGAGGGCCGGATGGAGCTTCGCAATCAGGTCTGTGCCTCCTGTCGCTTCATGATGCCGAAAGAGGAGCTTCCCGGGTTCGAGGAGGCGAAGGACAACCCGGAAGGCGTCGATGTGGTCGGTCGCTGCGAACTGGTCGAGGGCGACATGTTCAAGCATCATACCTGCGACCTCTGGCAGCCGAGCCTTCAGAAGTCCGGGAAGTTCCTTCATGACCTGCACGCAGCGGAGGCAGTGATGCGAGGCGAGCCCGTACAGGAGCATACGGACAGAGAGTACGTTGAGTCGGCGATGGAGTTCATCGAAGCGGGCGAGAACCCGGATGCGGTGATCGACTTCCTGCTCGACCCGGAAGGTTCACAGAAGCGTGAGCAGTATGGTGACGAGGACGAAGATGAAGATGAGGAGAAGGGAGAGGGTCTTCTGCACGAGCGGATGAAGAGGCATTACCATCCAGAGTTGAGTCACAGTGAACTCGACAGCCTCGCCTCGAAGCTCGTGGCGAAGGGATACGATGCGAAGGCGAGTGCTCCGTATCTCATCACCGATGCCCCTCAGAATGTCGTCGATAACGTGATGTCGTTCAAGGCGGGAAGCGCGTGGGACATTCCATGAGAAAGGGGATCGGAAGATGAGTTGCAGAGGTTGCCCGGCCATCGACAAGGCCATCGAGATGATCGAGCAGGGGATGAAGCCCGACGCCGTGGTGGAGAGGTTCCTCGGCATGACGACGGAGCCCGTTCTCGGGATCAGTGGCGCTCATCGCTCCATCGAGGAAGCCATCGAGGACGATCCGGAGAAGTGGGGGAAGTTCTGGCGCACGCTCGTCGGCGATGTCGAGCACAAGCGGACGAAGTGCATCGAGAAGCTCGGCGACAAGCTCGGGGACATCCCCGGCGGGTCGAGCCCTGAGCGGTTCTGTCAGGCGCTCTATTCCCGTTTCGAAAAGTGACGAATCACGGGTCATGGCGAGGAACGTCTGGCTCGAATGGGCTCTTCGGCAGGAACGGGTCTGGTCGCCTTCGGATCGTTACCCGAAAGGACAATCCGTTCAGGGCGCACCGAAATTTCCGATCTGGGTCTGGCAGTCCCCCGGATTGGGTTACTTCTTCGGGGTCGAGAAGTCGGGATACAAGAGCGATCCGTACAGCCGGGAATACCGCTATGGGCCGTTCTCGAAGGGGCAGGCGAGGAGATTCCTCAGTGAGTTGACTGCCACGCTGGCGGCGCGTGATGAGTTCATCATGAGCGAGGACGTGATGCTCAATCAACTGGTTGGCGGAGCGGGTAGGCCAGTGATCCTCGTCGAGGTCGATGCGGCGACTCTGGCAACGATCTGGAAGAGTGGCAGGTTTGGACAGACTCCTTACAACGTGCTTCCGTCTTCCAGTGGGGCGAAGATGAAGCGACCGGCGACCGGATGAACTGGTTCGTCCTGACGATGGGTGAGGGAGTCATCGCCGGTCCTTTCTCTTCCAGATCCGAAGCGCGTGCGTGGCTTCCTATTGAATGTCCGATGACCCTATCGGGTAAACCGGCGAAAACAATCCGGGGGTACAGGGCGATGGGGGAGGGCGAGTTCTGGGAGTATCCTTGTGAGAGTCGAACGTATTACGTGGCGACCAAAGAGGCTGCGGTGAGACAGGGGTTCGATTGGGCTTTCGTCGAAAAACGAGAGAACATGGGCCTGCTGAAAACGTGGCTCGAATGGGGGCGGCGTTCTTCAAATCATCTAAAGTCCGAGGCTGTCACGAAGGGTTACCTGAGAATCCGAGGCGGGCGTGGAGAGGTGGCCCGTGTCGCGCAGGGAAATCTCTACGCTGATCGGTTGGATGACTACGAGCGTAGTGCTCTGCCGGGAGAGCGGGATTTCTATGTTCGTGCGGCATCATTGTCCGATGGCGTTTACAAGTTCACCGTCGATTCGGTCGGTCGTACCCCTAGATTCAGTGACCCTGTTCGCGTCGATGAATACCGCTTGCTCAACGATCTGGAGGATAGAACGGACGTTAGAAGTCGCGCCAATACCGGTTCTCCCGGGGTTAAGGGCTTCGCTCAACGGACAGCGGCTTCTGGTATGGCGCAACAGAACAGGGCCGCAGAGGCTCGGAAGCTCATCGATTGGCTGCGAAGATGAGGAGGCCGGCAACCGGATGAACGAGGAGATTATTCTGGTCCCTCCCCGAATCTCGGATGACGTAGAGGTGGACAGGAATCTTCTGGGAGATGTGCTGCTCGGGGAAACGATCCGAAAGAAGGGTAGTAAGTGGTGTCTCTTCTCGAAAAAGAGCAACAAGAATCTTGGCTGCTACGACACTAAGGCTGGGGCCGAGAAACGAGAGAAGCAGGTCCAGTTCTTCAAGCATCAGAGCGGGCTCGACCGTGCCATCGACGCGCTGATCGAAGGAACCTTCTCCGTTCCGGATACCCTGCTATTCGCGGAGGTCGATGCTCCTGTGAGTGAGAAGAGAGAGGGCCTGAATCGGTTCCTTGAGTTCGGCCCGATTCCGGGGATCTCGGTGATGGACACGTTTCGGTTCTATAACCGTGCGTCTGAAGCCGAGGTGGCCGAGGCCGAGCGTGCGACTTGGGACGGTGATTTCGAGAAGGCCAGAGCTATCTTCAAAAGGGTTCTGGAGGGAGTATGACCAATAAGGTTTCGATCACGCGAGGCATGGCGAACTCTTTCCACGGCGGTCGGACGAAGCTCGTCTGTCAGGAGTGCGGACTTCATGTCCCGGTTTACAAGGGGCGCTACCCGCAGATGTGCTCGGCCTGCGGAGGGCCTCTCGTACCCTTTCAGGAGAAAGAAGAGATGGAGAACCTGATTCGACGGATCGCTCGCGGAGAGAATCCGGAGTCTGTGGTCGAGAGTGCTCTGCGGCAGGAGGATTTCTGGGCCTCTTATGAGAGATGGCAACAGGATGCTCTCGAAGAGTTCAACGCGAAATATGCAGGCACGTTTGGGACCAAAAGACTGTGTGAAGACGGTCCTGATTGTGTCGAGTTCTCTGAAGACGGTGATGCTTATCTTCATTTCTCCCGGAGCCCGGGAATAGGAGGGACGAATCACATCGCCCGAGCCGTGACCCCTTGGAGGCAATCTCCCCACTACACGGAATCTCTTCGGCAAGAGGGATTCTACGTGATGACCTACGGAGGCGGAAGATACACCTCCGTCGCGTGGTTCCCTACGAGAGAAGAAGCTCAGGCTGAGGTTGACCGCATCAAGATGAGGGGAGCTTGGTCCGGGATGCCTCCAAAGGTTGAGCCTGATGAGAACTCTCTGGGGGAGTCCCTTCGTCACGAGCAGGGCGAGCCCCCTGTCGATGCTGACCGGGGTGGCTACCTCCCGTCGCAGACCGCTGTCGAGGATGACCGTCTCGGCGAAGCTCCCGATCCGGAGATGCTCTTCCAGTTCCGGGGCTTTTCCATCGGCGACCGTGTGGCCGTGATGGCGGACGAGAACGAAGCTCGTGGCAAGATCGGAGCGGTCGAGAGGTTCAACGATGACGAGTCGATCACGGTGAAGCTCGATGAGGGAGGCAACCGCAAGTTCCAGAGCTACGAGTTGAGCCTCGTGGCTTCGGATACAGGTGCTCTCTCTGAATCAAAGAAGCACGAGCAGAGGCCTCTCGATTTCTATGCCTCTGTGCCTCGGGTCCTCTCGTCTTTCGGATTTTCTGAGGCAAGGACTTTCGATCCTTTCATCCAGAAGTTTCTGATTCAGGCGGGGTCGCTGGAATCCCGGAAGCACGAGTTCGCCCGGATGTCCTTCGAGGACTGGATGAAGGCGGTCGATAACGCCGTCTGGGCGAAGGCGGGGCTCTCGGTCTACGATCTGGCCGATGCTCCGTTCCGCGATTGGTACGACAGCGGGGTGAGCCCGAAGAGCGCGGCATCGAAGGCGATCAGGATGGGTGGCGGATTCGAGTCCCTCAAGCATGAGGCTTTCTCGTTTCAAGATCCTGCGTGGGTCGCTCAGAGGATATTGGACTCCGTGAGTGGAGATGACCTGTCGGAGCCCGAAGCGGAACAACTGGCTCTCCTCGTTTCTCGCGGTGATCGTGTGGGGGTCCGGGATTTTCTCTGGAGCTTGGGATTGGGTGCAGATGCAGTCGAGAGGATTACTCGAATTGCGTGGCAGTTCCTTCCTCCAGATGCCTTTGAATCCCAGATGAAGCATGAAGTCGTGGCCGGGCCTCTGGCGGTCGCTCGCGACATCGTGTCGAAGTGGAGATCCATTGGTGCGACGAATGTGCAGATCCGTCAGCAGATACGGAAAGAGCTTTCGGTCATGTTTCCGATGACGACGCCAGAGCAAGTCGAGCAGATCCTCGACACACTGAGCCTCTAAGTGGACATCCGTTCGGTTGGGGACCCTGATGACAAGATCCGCCTTCGGTTCGATGGGGCGTTCCTCTCTGCCCGGGCGAATGAGGCGGCAGCGGCGTTCATCGAGGATCTTGCGCATGATATCCACAAGCGGGTCATCGCGCACATCGACAAGCAGGACTTGCCTTGGGCACCCCTGAGCCCTGAATATAAGGCATGGAAGCAACGTCACGGGCTCAACGAGAACACATGGATCGCTTCGGGGCTGCTCAGGGACCAGATCGAGATTCGACCGGGGCAAGAGATTACGCTTGGGGACGGGACGACGATTCGAGCAGGATGGCTCATCGGAATCTTCTCCGAGTCGATGCACCCGATAGACCCGCTCGATCCGAGTAAGGGGGAGATCCCGACGTGGGTCATCGCCGAGACGCTGGAGTTCGGATCCCCGAGAACAGGGATCGAGCCCCGGGCGATCTTTCGCCGGTCGGCGCGTCAGGCGAGGGAAGCCGCGAGAGCCAAGAAGCCTCCGACGCGTCCCGCGCCGCAGATTCCGAAGCGTCCGCTGTTCGGGCCTTCCATCGTCGAGGCGCTGGCGGCAGCGAGGAAGAAAGCTCCGCCCACATCGAGAGGATCATCAGGAGGACCATAAGTGAGTAATAAAATTCAGGTCACCGACACGCTGGTCTTCCTGCGCGATGATCGCGAGCAGGGGACGATCAAGTCCGAGACACAGGCTGAGGTCGAGAACTTCATCCGTAAGGTCGTGACGGTCGCGGCTTCGCAGCCTGAGACATCTTACAAGCCCACAGAGCTTTCGACGTTTGAGTTCTTGTGGATCAAGCCGAACGGGTCCAACATCAAGCTCAGGACCTCGGCTGGCGGGAACCTGTACGACATCCCGGATGGCGGCCTCTTCGTTCTGATGGCCCCCGAGGCGGGCTACACGGACATCCTCATCACCGGAACAGCAGATCCGGCGGTTGTCGATATTGTCATCGGTGGAGATGTGTAGACGACGAGAAACCTCAACGCGACGGAAGGAACCTATATGTCTTACGAGCCTTATTATGAAGCCCTGCTGTCTGTGAAGGGGATTGGACCCTCGACAGCGGAAGAGATCATGGAGAAATATCCTGAGGTCAGTGATCTCAAGGCCGCGCTCGCATTCGGTGAGTACGATCTGGCGTTCAAGGACGAAGTGACGGAACTGATGGCCGATTTCGCGGACCCGGAGCCGGTCGAGGAAGTCGTTGCTCCTGATCCGGAGGAGCCCTCCCCGAAACCCGAGCCGAAGAAGGCTCCCGCTGCAAGGCCGAAGAAGAAGAAGGCCGCGACGGTGACAGTCTTCAACCGTTCGATGCAGGAAGTCCGCCTCAGTACTCCGAACTGCGTAGTGCGTCTCCTTCCGGGGAGATCCCGTGCGATCCCGGAGGCGCTGACGAAGACGAAGCACTTCAAGACGTTTCAGCAGCGTCGGTGGCTGGAGATCCGGCCCTCGTAACCGAACACAACAGAGAGGGGTAAAAGAGATGCCTTGGTCCGGTGCAGCAGCGAATAAGGGTGACCTGAGTGCGTGGTCCGGTGGGGAGTTCCCTCCGGATGTCGGACTTCAGGCGAAGATCATCGCGGGTGGAGCGGCGGGCGATCACACCGTCTCCGGAGTGCGTGCGGACGATGATCTGGTGGCCGTGTTCTATCATGCTCCTGCGGGTCCGGCTCTGACGGACATCACGAGCGAATTCGAGGGGACAGGCAAGGGAATCACGGCGGCAGATACGGTCAACAACGCAGGTGGCACAGACACGAGCGGTGGCACGCTGGTCTTCCTGTGGGCCGCCCGGAACGAGCCCGTGGTCTGAAGTGCCGATCTACACTCCGTGGCAGCTTAGTGATCGTGTGTGGGACCTTCTGGTCACACACCCGGCCGCTGGCAGTGATCGCGGCGGTGTAGACATTCGTCGCATCACACGTCCTACCGATCCGGTGGAGACGGATGTGGCGGTGTACTGGTTCAATCGGGCGTTCCGGGATGATCCTCCCGTGAATTATCCGTTGATTGTGCTCTACTTCGGCGGATACTCGATTGCCAGTCAGCTTGTCACACGATCCGTTCCGGTGAAGTTCGTCCTGTCCGATGGAAGCATCCTTTATCGGGAGGCCCCGGAGTGGTACGACTTCACATGGACCATCTCGTTGTACTCGGAGTTTGATCGTCAATTCGAGGATGTCGCGTGGGACATCCTGCACGGTGTCTTCTCGAAGAAGAATGGCGTTCGTTACATGGACCTCGATCCTCCAAACGAGGTCACCCGGACGGTGCTGCTCGAAACGATCAATTCATCGCATTTCCGGAGTGAGCCAGTTTATCGGAGGGATTTTCAATTCACGATCCAGAACATCGCACTCTTCGGCAAGGCGCTTCAGCCAGAGGATGTCGAGGCAATGAAGGAAGCGACGATACTCTCTTGGTGCGCGAATCTCTCGTGGAGGAGTCTGGGTGGTGAGCTTCAGAGCGAAATCATGGTGAAGGAGTTCTGAGATGCCTGAGTTCCGTGCGGAGCTTGTCGATATCAAGGGCGTCGGCATGGCGACTGCGAAAAAGATCGAGGATGTGTATCCGAACAGGGAGGCTCTTGTCGGCGCTCTCATCGATGGATCGTTCTCGGTCCCGGGCGTCTCTGAGGAGGCAGTAGAGAAGCTCAGGGAGGTCTTCGTGCTCGTTCGTCCCGAGATACCCGAGGAACCGGATGTCGAGGTCTTCATTCGGGCGTGTTGGAGCCAACCGCTTACGATCAACTATCGGGTGGGGGGCGGCGCTCCGAAGTCGTTTGTCGTGACTCCGAAGTGGACCCGGATTCCGAAGGATCATCTGGACGTATTAGACAGTCCCCACTTCAACGATCTCGCGCTTCTGGGGCGCGTGGAAGTCAAAGCGTAATGAAGGAGGAATAAAGTGAGTCAACCGATTGGCGTTCGGGTCATTGAGCGTCCTGCTGCGACCGGGCCTGCGATCATCCCCGCAGATATCACGAACACAGGCATACTGGTTGAGAGCAAACGCGGACCCGTGAACACACCCGTCGAGGTCGCGTCCGATTCGGAGGCAAGGCTCCGCTTTGGCGACCCTCAGCCGAGCAAGGGACGTTACGGGGCTCTGGCGATACGAGGACTGTTCCGCAACGCGGCTCCCTTCGGTGCGAGATTGTTCGTGAGTCGTGTGGTGGGCGCGGGCTCAGACGAAGCCGAAGCCATTCTGGTTTCGGATGACACGCAGTTCGAGGCGACCGGGAGCATTGGGAACCCGAACAACTACACCGTGACCATCGGGACGGGAACGAACATCGGGCAGAAGTTCACCTTCAAGGATGCCGGTGCTCCGACGAGGACCGAGGTCTACGATAACGTGCTCTCTTCTGCGGAGTTGTGCGATGCGGTCAATCGCGGGGTGCTTGCCACTCCGACGAGTCTTGTAACCCTGACCGTGAACGCGGTTCCCGTGGCGCTCGCCGCTTCGTTGCTCTTCACAGTGAACTACGCGGGGATCCAGCTTCCCGACAATATCACCGAGACGGTGGTGGTGACGCTCTTCGTCACCGCGCCGCGTGCGGCAGCAGTCGATCCTATCGTTCAGGGCGGTCAGAGAGGGCGACCCGATCCGGGTGAGTGGGGGAACAACATCCGACTCAACGTCACTCCATCTGCGGGGGCGGAGTACAACCGGGACATCGAGATCGTCGAGGTTGTGAACGGTGAGAATCAGGTCCGCGAGACGTTCGACAACGTGTCGGACTTCGTGGCCTTTGTCAACTCTCCGGATCTTGGGTCGGACTACATCTGGGTCCAGAACACTGACCCGGATAACGGGATGCCGAATCCGGTCACGCTCGAACCGTTGCTGGGCGGAGCGGACGGGACCGACCCGGGGCTCTCCGAGTTCACGGGAACAGAGTCGGCGGGAACGGGTGTCTACGCCTTCGATGGCGAGGATGTTCAGATGCTCACGACTGCCGACCTGACAAGCGTGGATTTCGCGAAAGTTCTGGAGGAGTACTGCTCTTCCCGAGCGGATTGCGTGGCGGTCTGGTCCACCGATTTTGGGCTGACGCTCGATACTCTGGAGGATGTGTGGACGCCGCTCATCGTGAAACAGAAGTCTTTCGCTTCGGGTTACCGGGGATGGGTTCAGGTCGATAACGAGGTTGGCGGCCGTGTCTGGATTCCGAATGTCGGTCACGTTATCGGTGCGGGGTACATTCGCAGGATGTTGACGAAGAGTCTCTACCCGCACATCGCCCCTGCCGGGCTCGATATCACTCTCCGGGATCTTCTGGAGATCGAGTTCCGGAAGCTCAGCGACACGCAGCTTGAACGGCTCGTTCACGACATCGGGATCAATGCGGTCATGTTCGTCCCGGGTCGTGGCTTCGTGATCCGGACATCGCGCACGACTTCGAGCGCGAGCCCGAACTACAGCGTCCACATCCGACGGTCGCTGAACTTTATTCGAGACTCGCTGCTTAACAACCTCGGCTTCCTCGAACAGGAGCCAAACAACGATACGACCCGGACGAGGGCGAGGGATGTGCTCAGCGCGTTCTTCCAGACCCTCTACAACGCCGGGATGTTCGAGACTCGGGGCGGTTACGATAACAACGTGGCCATTAAGTGCGACGAGGAGAACAATACGATCTCCGTGGTCAATCAGCGGAAGCTTGTGGTGGATATCACGCTCCGCTTCGTCGAGATCGCGGAGTTGATCGAGGTCAACCTTCAGCAGACGCGGGACGGTATCCTCATCACCGAATCGACGGTCTGAGTCATCCCTTGAGGACGTTGAGAGCCTCTTGGTCCCGGAGGGCTACGGCCCTCCGGGGGATTCCCCTAATCAGGAAGGAGAGAGAGCATGACGCCGCTTGAAGCAATTCAGGCTCCGCAAGACTACATGGCGATCAACCAGTGGCTTGTCGAGATCGAGGGCGTCCCGTTCGCCTCGTTCTCGCAGATCACTGGATTCGGTCGCTCGGTTGGAACGAATACCCGGTCCGATGGCGGGACGGGACTGGAGTACACGTTCACCAACAATGCGAAGAGCTTCTCTGAGTTGAGGTTCACCCGTCAACGAGACCCGCTCGATCCGAACGACGGGCAGATTCGGGAGTTCGTGAACGCGGCCATCGAGAACGGGACGAAGTTCTCCGGCGTGGTGACGAAGTACCATCGTGGCGTGGTGGAATTCCGCTACCGGTTCACCGGGCTTCTCTTCCACACGGAGACGCCGCCGAACCTCAACAAGAATGCCGGGACCGGATTCGATGTCACCTACAATGTCTCGGTGGACTATTGGGAGGAAGTCGGGCAGGCCGCGTAGGGTTGCCATTCACAGTACAGGCGGTAGCTTAAGGGGAGCATGGAAACACACGTCTAACGCTGCTCGTTTAATCATTACCTCAGAAGGAGGGGTCGTATGTCCGCGACTCAAAAGACCTCTCGGGGCGAATCACCAAGTCCCATCATTCCTCCTCCTCCGACCGTTCAAGGCACATTCGACAATCTCTTACCCGTCGGGCTGAAAACCCGGAACGGCAGGGTGCGTCGTTTCGAGCCGCATGAGCATACCGCGATGGATCTGCGGGTCGCTCGTGACCGGAAGAAGGTCAGTCCGACCATCTTCATGTTGCGGATGATCGCTCTCGGTCTGGAGAGCATTGGAGAGCACGAGATTTACGGGCCATTCAAGGAGTCCGGATTCAAGCAGGTGCCGAAGATCCTCGAAGGGTTGTACCTCTCGGACGGTGAGTATCTGTTGCTCGCTGGGCAGATTCACAGTTACGGAGAAGTCGTCGAGTCTCAGTGGCAGTGCCCGACGTGCGAGTCCCGACAGAAGGCGGAGTTCTACCTGTCGAAGATGGAGATCCTGAAGTTCCCGGACGGCGGAGAGGAATTCAGCCCTGTCGTAACGGTCGAACTCGATAGGGGACGGTCGTGGAAGACCGAGCCTTTCTCGCAGTATTCCTCTGTCGTCTGGAAGTACTACACGATGGAGATGCCAACGATGGCGGGGTTGCTTCAGACCGAACGGGTAACGATGAGTGACCGGGAGAAGTTCGACAACAAGGTCCTCTCTCGTTCGGCCGTCGAATTAGTCGCCGAAGACCAACAGGTCGTGATGCCCTCGGAGATGAAGTCGTTCCTCGGGGACAATATCATCGAGGACTTGACCGCGAGGGACGTGCTGAAGCTCCAGACATACGTCTACGATTACCTGCCGAGACTCGACAGGGATCTGCTCGTGCGCTGCACGGCCTGCGGGATGGAGGAACTCACGGGGCTAAACCCTACTTTACTCCGGCTCCGTGGATTGTAGAGCCGGGCCTGCTCCACGTTGATCCCTATGAGAACAGGTATCCTTACGCGGAGCAGGAATTCTACATTCTCAAGACCCTGAACCTGACACGTCAGGAGATTGCGGAGTTGCCGAGAGGCGACCGGATTGCTCTGTTCTTGCGGTGTTACAGGGACCATCTAGAGCAGAAGTACGGATTCCATCGCGCGATGTCATCGCCGTCTCAAGAGGAAGGCGGGACTGTCGATGACGCCATCACTCAGACGATAGTTGAGATGCGACCGAAAAATTGGCCTGTTGAGGAAATGACCTGATGCCCAATGGCGTGGCGAATCAGACCGTCTACGAGGTCTTCTTGCAGGATAGGGCGAGTATGGTCGCCGACACGATCAGCAAGTCCGTGACCGGAATGCTCAACCGTCTTCAGGAGATGAAGGAGAAAGGCGCGGGCGTCGTCAAAGACATCCTTACCCGACCGCTGGGGACGGCGGCGGAGGCATCCGAGGGACTCCGGAACAAACTCCTCGCTCTGGGCGCGGCGATCACGGGGTTCCTCGCGCTTCGTAAGCTGAAGACCGAGCTTACGGAGATATTCAACGAGGGTGTCAGAGTCGAGTCGCAACTCGTGAGGCTCGCGAACCTCACGGGCAGCGACCAGTTCGCCGAGCAGACGGTGGGATGGGCTCACAAGTGGGCGCTCCAGCTTCGGATCCCTCGACAGGAGCTCTATTCGATTGCCGAGGGGTTGTCTCAGATCGGCATCAACGCCTCACAGTTCGATCCCTCGGGCATCATCGCGGCGGGTCAGGCGGCGGGCGGTGTCACGAATGTCGTCAACGCGTTGCGTCAGTCCGCGCTCGATCCCTCCTCGCTGCTCCAGTTACAGGAGACGTTCCGGGCGCTGCCGTTCGAGCGGTTGCAGGAGATCATCCAGACCACGATGCCGGGGGATTTTCAGGGTCGGGTCGAGGCGCTGAATGCCCTGTTCCGAGAAGTCTACGGCGACACTCTCGAACGCTCGCAGCGTAGCGTCGTCGGACTCCGGCAGGCGCTCGCCGAACTCCTCTTGCAGTTTCGGGAGACGATTGCCGGGGTCGGTTCTCCGCTCTTCGACTTCTTCCGCTCGCAACTTGAGAAGGCAGTGGAGTTCATCCAGCGGGCGAGGCCGACAATTCAGGCCCTCGGGCAGAGTATCAGTCAGATCCTCACGGAGACGCTCCGCTCGGTCGTTCGGTTCGTGGACTTCATCCTCGAAAGATTCGGCACGAGCTTCGAGGACATCGCGGAACACGGGGACCGTTTCCGGACCCGGTTCCTCATCCCGGTCACTGCCGAGATCATTGGATTCATTACCCGGATCGAACTGTTCGCGGAGAAGGCTTTCGGTACTATCGCGGATTTCCTTGGCAAGCTCAAAGATGAAGAGTGGCAGAGGCGGATGTCGGCCATCGGAGGCGTGGGTGGAGTCGTCCTTGGCCTGTTGCTCCGCCGTCCGTCTCTCATCGTCGGTGGGCTCGCGTTGCTCAAGATCCATCATTCGCTGTCGTCCAGTGACACGGCGAATGCCGAGGCGGACCCGAGCTACTTCAGCAAGCTGATGAGCGATATTTGGGCCACGCTCCCGAGCGATGAGGAAGGGTGGTCGAACCTCTCTATCCTCGCGGGCATGGCTTTGCTCACCGGTCCGCTGGCCCCGATTGGTGGCGCGTTTATCCTTGGGGGGCTCATCAACAAGGGATTGACGACGCTTCCGGATTGGGCGCAGGGCCTTATCACTGGCGGGGCGGAGTTCGCGCTATTAGGCCCGGGGTCTCTCTTTGAAGGCTCGCGCAGGGAAGCACATGAGAGAGAAGCCTCAGAACGCATTGACATCCGTAGAAATGAGGCGATGGCAGCGGCTCGTGCTCTCGATGTTCCTCGGGCTCGGGGTCTGTCGCTCGGAGATCCGAACCTTGCACGACAGGTCGAGAACATCATTACTGCGGAGGCTCGTCGGCGAGGGCGGACGACTGAGGCTTCGGTTTCGTATCAGACAGCAGAGGGTCAGGTGACGACCGTTGTCGTCGATGTCCTCGATCCCGTGCTCGCTCTGGCCCATGCGGATCAACAGGTGGATATCTATACCGAGCGGGAAAAGAAAGTCAGGGCGGCTCGCGGAGTCCCTGAGGGTGGTATTCCCCGTATGTCTCGCTGATGCCTACGATCTTTACCGGTCTTGAGATCCGCCGGAACATCTGGTTCGGCAAGGCTCTCTTCACCCGGGATTTTCAGTCGAATTTTTTGCAGCCTGTGGTCGGTCCGCTAATCTCCGAATTGCGGCCTTCGGTCCGATTCGATGACGGCTATACAACCGAACCGTTTCCCCCGAGTAAGCTCCGAGGGGCGGTGTCGGTCGAGACGGGACTCGATCAACTCTGGTCGCTCAATTTCACGCTCGATGACCGGTCCCGGGTCCTCATGTCGGGAGGGTTGATCGAAGATCCCGAGGAGGTTTTCGGAGGCGACCCCGAAAAACGTCCGTGGGCCTCGATGTACGGTCGGCCCGTGAAGTTTGAGGCATCGTACATCAGCGAGCAGTTCCGGAAGCAGAGCTACGTTTTCGAGGGGATCATCACGGCGCTCCGTCCTTCGCTGGACAACTCTGGCGACGTGCGGGTGACGATCTCGGCTCAGTCGGTCAACTGGAGGCTGACCCGGAACATCATCAGGCGGATCTTCTACCCGGCGATCCAGACACAGGACAGGCAGAAAGCCGCACAGGAGACAGCGAACGCGACAGGCAATCCGGATCTCGCGAAGGTCTACAATCGCTCGTGGGCTCAGGGTCGCGAGCAAGACGATGGAGCGGGCGGCTCTCGCAGGGTCATCACGCTTGGGGAGATCGTCTCGAACATCGTGACCAAGACGCACGCTCCACTTCTGGGTGTGGATGTTGACCCGTTGTTCTTCGAGGTTCCTTACATCTTCACGGACAAGCTGCTGACCGGTCAGCCCCGACAGATCGTTCAGGAGAATCAGACGGATTGGCAGTTCCTCGTCGAACTCGCGAAGGACAACAACGCGCACGTCTGGATCGAGGAAGTTCGAAGCGATAATCCTCTGGTCGAGGCCCGGGTGATTCTGCCCGGATCGACCGAGCCGACGATTATCACGGGCTACCCCGACCAGCGTGCGATGACCGGCATACAACGCGGTGTCGGTGTCGGTCTGGCCGGGGCACTCCCGAGGACCGTTTCGGGGGCTCCGATCATCGTTGGAGACAGGATCACGGGCCGCTTCATCCGCTTCCGTCAGGAACAGACGATGCAGTCGCAGGTGAAGAGGATCTCTTTCGTCTTCAACACACAGTTCGGGGACGGGAAGCGTCGGCACTTCGTCGGACCCGAGGACGTGGATCTCAACGAGCCGACGATCCTGCCCATGTTCGATGTGCAGATGAGCATGGATCTCGTGTTCGCGGCTCCGGCGGCTCGCGGCTATTACGAACTCACGCCGGATGGCGCGGTCAGGTTTCAGATGTCCACGAGAGGCCCGAGAGGGGGGCTCAGTTATGAGACGCTGGATCCTGAGAAGTTGGCGGCGCGGTATCGGGCTTGGGAGATTGCGAACGATCAGGGAGCCCGTGGGACCGGTCCGGCCGAATCCTCGTCGTTCACGCCTGAGGAGGAGAAGGTCTTCGAGGCGATGAAGCAATTCGGCGTTGTGGCGACTTACGAAGCTCTCCTTGCTGGCGGATTTTTGACGACCGAGGAAGTTCGGGCGCTCAACGTCGATCACCCGGATCAGGAAGCCCGGGACCAGTACTGGCGGCCAAATTGGCCTCTGAGCTTCACGACGCTCGGAACGAGATCCGTCCGCCCGGGGGATCTCGTTGAATTGTTCAACCTCGCGAGCTTCATGGACGGGACGTGGATCGTGCAGAAGGTCGGTCACACGTTCACGAGTACGTGGACGACGAGCATCACCGTGGCTCGCGGCGTTCGTCCCTCCCATGAGAGGCCGCTTGGAGTGAGGTTCACGGGATGAAGCTGGCCCGATTCGCAGGTGGAGAATTCTATCAGGACGACGCCTCGAAGAGAGGCTTCGTGGGCGTTGAGTTCGATGGGAACATCATCCGGGCGTATCCGGCGAACGAGACGATGTGGCTCGCGGTCCCGAGTCGCGAATGGATTGAGAAGTACGGGGATTCGCTCTGGGCGCTGATCGAGCGATTCGAGGACGACCCGCGTTACTGGTGCTGGTGTGGGGTCGCCATTTTGGTTAACCCTCAGACCGAGGATGAATCCTTTACCGAATGGCTCGCGGACTATCCCTACGTCCGGATGTACTTCACCGAGAACTGGAAGTATATTTTCAACGACACGGAGGGCCGGAACACTTACAGGATCACTCACGAAGATGGGACCGTCGTTCTCATCGACCGGACGACCGGGGAAGAGTCGATCCGCATCTTCGATGGGGTCAGCAGGCATGAGATCCTGCTTGATCCCGGTCAGATTCGGGTCACGCATGGCCAGACAGGTGCGGTCATCACGCTCGACGCCGATGGCAACATTCGGATCGAGGCCCCTGAGAAGGCCCGGATCGTGACGGGGGATGACGCGGAGATCGTGGTCGGCAACGATGCTAGTATCGACGCCCGTGGAGACGTGGAGGTGAGGGCCGGAGGTTTTATCAATCTTGACGCTGGCTCCCGTTCCGGTGGCTTGATCACCACCAAGTCCATCGACCCCTACACGGGCTTCAATCACATCGACGGGTCGAGTAGCGTTCGGGCAACGAAGTAAAGGGGAGACGATGGCGAGTCAATCAGCAATTGAGGCTCTGGCCGATGCGATGCTCGGCGGAGTCGCGAGTACGGAAGGCGCCTACAGCGAGATCGCGGAGCAATCCGTCGTGGCCAGTCCCGAGCAAATCGCAACATGGAGGCGTCAGTTGTTCGAGTCTCAGGCCAAGGCAACGCTGGAGTTCTTGGAGCAGCACCTCAAGGTGACGGTCGTCGGTGTGCAGGGCGGTGCAGGCACGGCTTCTAACATCCCCGGCTCGGGGATCGCTTTCATCTGATGGGCACCTATTCCGATGCTGCCCGCCGGATCCCCGGTGCTCTGGTGAACCTACAGTTCGGTCTGTTCCTACGGTTCATGCTGAACCCGACACAGATCGACGTTGCGAAGAGACCGAACTATGAGTCGAGGGATGTCCCCGGCTGGCGTGCGCCTCAGAGATGGTGGACCGGTGGCGCGGAGAAGACCATTTCGTTCACCTGCTATTGGGACAAGTCGGCGTCCCGGAACACGGGAGGGATCAATCTCTTCGTCCCTTCGACTCCGGGTGTGGGGCTTCGGGATGTCATAGCGACCGTCGAGAGCTTCCTTGAACCGAAGCAGCCGACTAACGCGAATCCGTTCAAGGATCTCCCGCAGGCGGTGAAGGATCTCATGTCACTCCCGGATGCTTACCTGCCTCCTCCCGTAGCGTTCTTCGTTTACGGGACGCGGATCTGGAAGTGCCGGGTCTTGCAGGCCCCGATCAGTGAGGTCGTTCATGACCAGTACCTCAACCCGATGCACATCTCCGTGAACTTCAGCCTCGGGGTGATCGAGGAAGGTGCGATCTACAGGAGCATGACGAAGGAGCGGAACAGTCTGGCTCTCGTGGCTTCCGGGTCGGCGGGCATCGACCTCATCCCGGAACTATTCGGCGACCTCTTGCCGGGTCTGATCTCCGAGGAAGGACTCGCCATTCCGAGCGCAGCGTTCGGGGCGTCTCCGATATAAGATGGCTATCAAGTATCCGATCAATGCGGATACAGGTGAGAGGACGTTCCTCGAACGGAGGTCGTTCCCTGCCGTGGTTCCGAGAATTGAGATCACTCCGCCACTCGTCCGGGCGGAAGGCTTTGCTCTTCAATCGTTGGCTTCCGTGGTCTACGGGGACCACACACGATGGGCGGACATCGCTGAGTCGAGCCGACTGCTTCACCCGGCGGAGTATGATCTCTCGATGTTCGTGACGTTGCCGACCGTGACGACCGGAGCGCAGACATGAGCCCGAGGGAAGTCGCGAATCTCTTCAACAGGCCGGAGCACATCCAGCGCATCCGGAGCGTGATCTATCCGATGCAGGTCGCGAAGTCCGGTGCTTTCCTGTCGATGGAGGGGGCGCAGAGAAGCAACATCCACTTCCTGCTCGACTTTCTCCGTGGTGCGAAGTTCTGGCAGCCGGATTATGGAGTGGACCTCGATCAACTGGAGCAGGCCGGGGTGGAACTCGACATCCTCCTGCCCGTTGTCTCCTTCCAGCTTCGACAGAATATCGAGGACTACGTTCCCCGGGTGTCGATAGACGGGATCATCCTGACCCGGAACCTTCAGGGGAACACCCGGAGCCTCCGGTTCGATCTCCTCTACCGGACGCTCAACACGAATCGGATCGCCCGGGTGACGATAGATGACACGCTGATCCAGAGGGCGGTCCAGCCGAACATCGTCCCGAGAGACAAGTTCATCTCGAATTCGGTCGAGATTCCGTGGGAGTCCGAACCTCCGCCTGCGGTCGATCCGTTCCTATCACTGGCCCGCTCGTCTCAGGATCAGGCAGGATGGCTTAGTTGGGGTGCGACGGAGACGATGGCGACGGCTCCGGCGGGAACGAACTCTGCCTCGAACATCCCGATTGCGACAGGCTCGATCAATGCGGCGTATGGCGGTGCTGGAAGGTCGGGGTATGCCCGCCGGATGCCGGACACAGTGCCTTTCTCCACCCGGCACGCGGGAGGTTGGGGACTCTATTACCGGGGTCTTGTCTCTGTCGATCCTGCTAACACAGAGTACTTGCAGGCGGCGCTGTGGGGGATCGCACAGGACTTCAACTATCCCGGGAATGGCGCGTTCGCGTACTTCGAGGTCATCGGGGTCGGTATCGCGGGGTCAAGAGTTCCCACGACTCTCAGGGCGGTCACGCAAGACGGTGAGTCCAGTGGTCAGCAAACGGAAGGGATTGATCTCGGGATCAACATGATCGACGAGCCTCACCTGCTGGAGATCGTGGTGATTCCCGGTGCGGTGAAGTTCTTCGTCGATGGCGAAGAGAAGCACAACAACGCTTTCACGATCCCTCCGAACAGTCACTTCGGCTCACGCTTTGTGGTGAGTCACGCGGTCTTCGGGGATGACCCTCCGGGTGGGGGCGGTGCCTCGTTTCCGACTGGTTTCTTTACTTCGAGCGATGGGCTCAGGTATGAGCGTGTCGTGGGTGGCGGCGGGTGTGCGAGTAAGGCCCTTGAGCAACGGTACGGTTTCTTTGATTACCCGGACAATCCTCCGGTCTGATGGCTGACTCGGCCCTCGTTCGGGCGCGGAGGTATCTCGCGGGGCAGTACTACTTCGTCTATGTCGGCGAGAGAGCCCGAACAGTCGGAGACTGGCGGGTGGGATCGTGGTCGGCCCGAGCCCGACAGACATTCGGTACGACTGTCGCTCTGTCAACCGGTCTGTTTACCGCCGGAGATGGTGAGGATTGCATCCGGATTGCGTCGAGGACAGGGCAGGGGAATCCCGATGATGCGTACTCGCTCTTCTTCTCTTCGCTCAATGGCGGGGGCGATAGTCGGTCAGATGGTGAGGGCGTCTGGGTTGTCAACAAACAATCCGGTCTGTCTTCTCCTCTGCCTTACGGACTGTACCTCCGATGTCAGATTCGGTTGCACTCCGGGCAGAGCACGATGGACCCTCTCTTCGTCGGCTTCGGAGAATTCGGGGATCTCGCGTTCGACAAGCGGCCTCTGATTGGGTTCATCGCGAACGGGTTGAGCAACTGGAAGTCCCGTGTGGATGTCCTCGATGCATCGAGTCCCGCGACTGAAGAGGTGGACCTCGGCGTTGATCCTCTCGTGTCGAGTCTGCTGGAGATGGTCATTCGGCCGGGCGAGACGCGATTCTACATCGATGGCCTCCACAAGTTCACGAGCACGCTCGAATATCCTCCGGCGAGTTGTGCGAAACCGACAGGTGGGTACGTTCGCTTCGCGATGGTCTACATTGGTGGGGATAACGTGGCGGCGAGCGAGGCTCGACTCGGGATGTTCGCGGCACACTCTTTTCCGGTGCTCGACTGATGGCTGTCGATTCCGTTCTTGCTTCCGCCCGACAGGGCAATTCGCAAGGGCTCATCTGGTACGCCTCGGAGCACGAGATTGCCCACACGTTCCGGGCCGTGGACTTTCTCTCCAGTTTTTCTCTTCCTGTCTATGCTGACAGGAACACAGCGGGTATCTCAGGAGTCTTCAGCACGAATGATGGCCTGCCGAATCTGAGGCTGACGGCTCCCGCTGGCGCGGCTGCGGCCTCTCAAGCGCATCGTTATTACGGAGGTGCGTTCCATGCGATTTTCAACAAGCAGACCGGTGCTCCGGTCGGGATGTACTACCGGGCTTTCGTGAAGATCGCGGATCTGAACCGGGCGAACATCGAGTTCGCTCTGTGCGGGTTCGGCAGACCCGATACGTTCGACAACGGATTCAATGCTCGCGTGCGGCCTGTCATTGGCTTCTTCATTCAGGGCTCGGGGAACTGGCTCTGTCGAGTCGAAGATGGAGCGGGGACAGTTGACCAGTTTGACACCGGGCTCAGCCCGACCACGCCTCGCCTGTTGGAGATAGTCGTTCAGCCGGGATCGGTGAGGTTTTACGTCGATGGCCTTTTGCGTCGGACCAGTGTGTTGCTCTTCCCTGCACTCACGGTGACCGACCATCAGTCGTTGAGATACATCGGGGCGCACATCAAGGGTGATGGGTCGAACCCTGTCTCGATGGACATCGCGATGGAGCGTTTTCATTACTACTGGCTGACGAGCGAATCCGATCCGGTCCTGAGCGAAGCCCGTCTCAATGTCTTCCGACCGAGCTATTTTTTCGGCGCGTTCTGGAATGGAAATCTCTCGGGCGAGAATCCTAGTGCTGCGAGGATCTACAGGGGTCGAGGAGGCACGCTAGAAGGAGACTTCGTTCTCTTCAATTCCTCGCTCGTCAACAAAGGACTCTGGACGAACAACGATCAGTTCTGGGTCGGCAGGTGTCTGGCCCCGATAGGTCAGGGGAATCCCGATGACGCTGCGGCGTACCTCGTCCTCGACACGCAGCAGCAGGACGTGAGATGGGGACTCTATAACCGGTTTGACGCCTCTCCGATTGGTTGGTACTTCGGTGCTCTGGCTTGGATCGAAGACATGAATCGGGCGAGCATTGATCTCGCCATCGTTGGTTTCGCTCTCCGGGGTAACAAAGGGACGGATAAGGAGCCCATCGTGGGCTTTGTTGCCGAGGGGGCCGGGAATTGGAAGGCCAGAGTTCAGGACGATGCTTCTTTCGGGGCCGTCACGGATGATTTTGACACCGGGATCAGTCCCGTCGATCCTCACTACCTCGAAATCGTCATCATTGCTGGCGAGACGCGCTTCTACGTCGATGGATCTCTGGTCGATACGTCGGTCTTGGAGTTCCCGCCCGACAGCGCGGCGAAGTCGGATTCGTGGGAGAGGGAGGCCCTCTTCTACATCGATGGAGACAACTTGAATCAGACCGCATTGCGTTTCGGGCTCGTCAACGTCCATACTTTCGAGAGAACCACACCGGTTGAGTACTAACCGGAGTTTGAAATAGATTGTTCGTAGTTCCATCACCGCGAAATCCACCTGCTTCAAAGGAGAATTGCAGATGTCCATCACCGCCGCTGAACTCATCGCCTATGGGTCGGCTGCCCGACCGGAGGATGATGTCAGCACATCCGGAGGGGCGATTGATCTTCTGAATCGTCCCGAGATGACGCAGTTGACGGCCAACAGCGTCATCGCAGCGGTGTCCGATGGTGCCGATGTCCGTACCCTGACCGTGACTGGCAGGCTTGCGACCGGTGCTGTCGATACCGAAGTCCTCTCTTTGACCGGTGCCGTAGAGGTCGTCGGCGCGAAGACTTTCGAGCGCATCCTGAAGCTCGTACTGTCAGGAACCGATGGTGCCCGGACGGTCACGGTCACACAGGGCTCGGCGGGTCCGACCCGTGCGACTATCGGACCGAATGAGACTTCTCGGAACGGGATGTTCCTCAAGTCGGCTTCGGAGGCGTCTCCGACGCAGCGTTACGAGAAGTTCTTCTGGAAGAACACGAACGCATCGCTGACGCTCAACGATGCCGAGGTCGAGTTGACTGCTGACCCGGCAGCGAAGATCAAGATTGGTCTGGCCACCGCGAAGGGTGACTCCGGCTCGGTCGCGAACAGGAAGACCGCCCCGGGTGGCGTCTCGTTCGTCGATGACGGCGTGGCCATCTCGGTGCCGACCACCGTGCTCGCTGCGGCCGAAGCCATCGGTACGTGGATTGAGCAGTCGCTCATTGCGGATGACGCCGCTCAGAAAACCACTTTCACTTCGCAGTTGAGCGGAACCACTGTGTAATAGCTTACACTTTCAACGGAGTATGAGAATCATGGCGAAGATGACCAAGAAAGACGCTGAGGAGCATATCCGGGCCATCAAGCGTCGGTGCCGGGGTACGCTTTCTGAGGCGGCTCGCAAGACGGTGAATGCCCTGCTCGAAGAGGGCAGGCTCCCGGAAGCGAGACAGGCGGATCGGAAGAACCGTTCTGGATGCGGTGCGGACTTCAACGATACCATCGTGAAGGGTCCGTGGGACGGAGAGACGCACGAGTACAAGTGCCCGAAGTGTGGACTCACGGGCGAATACCGTGCGCCGATCTTCTACGACGACGAGGGCAAGCCTCTCTTTCAGAAGTAGTCGCCCTCGTGACGAAGTGCGGCTCGGTCAGCAGTCCCGCAGGCTGGAGGGGGTAACAGGCCGGGATAAAGGCCCTCTCACGATCTAGGAGTGTGTCATGGCTAATGGTCTATTCGAGCAACTTCGCGGCATTGATGAGGACGGAGTAACCGAAATTCCTGCGGTTAGTTCTCACAATCTCGCTGCTGCTGTCAGGGAAGTTCGTCGTGGTGTGATCAACGGAAACACGGCGAAGAATGCTCTGGGGTTGACCGACCAATCGGTAACGGAACTTCAACTCGTGATCGCCAAGGTCGTCGCCAACAATCTTTCAGAGCAGGAAGTTACAGATGTCTTCGACTTGATCCAGTCGAGGAAAATTTGGACTGACAAGGCCGCCACTGTTGCGAGGTTAGGGCTCTAGCGATGTCTGTCTTCGCTGCTCGGGATAGGTTCTCGTTTGGAAACTCAGTCGCCGGTACGAAGATCGAGCGGAGTTTGCCGTTTGCGCCGAAGTTCCTCTACATCCGATGGACCGGGCTCTCTGCTGGTGCCGACATTAGCAAAGGCAATGGGAACTTCGGGCATGGCGTTGGGACCGGACCATCTCAGAGGCAATTTCTCTGCGGGCGGATTCAGGATAACGTCGGCACGACGGTTGCTGTTAGGGCGATCCGTAACGATGGGATCGTAGGGACCCTAACTGCTGGCGGCGCTCATCAAGGTCGTATCGACATCGATGCGATGACAGGTCCCGGTGGCGGTGATGGCTACACCCTAATCGTTGATGTTCAGAACGATCCGGGTCAGGGCGGCGATCTCTTGTTGGACGTTCTGGCTGTTGGAGGGAGTTCGGTCGGCTCCATCGCGATGGGATCGTTTCTCGAAGATGGAACAACAGGCCCGAGAAACGTCACGGGAGCCGGATTCAACGACACCGTTCTCGTCCAGATGATGGGCATGGGCAATAACAGTGCGCCTCCCGATCTCAATGCGACAGAGTGGCGTGGCTGTTGGGTTGGCTGGAGTGCTTTCAATCCGAATCAAGGCTTCATCACGTTCTGTGATGAAGGCGGCGTGGGCACGACGAATGATCTCGGTGCTGGTTTGCACGGTTCCGAGTGTCACATGCGCCTCAACACTTCCGGGGCGGAGAACGCTCGATACAGCGTTACCGGAGCGGTGACTGACGGATTCACTCTAAACGTCATCGAGGCGGACGACGACCTGTTCATGTGGGTTGCATTCAGCGGCGGTGCTGGTTTGCAGGTTGCTGTGACACAGATTGCCACGCTGACCAATACGGTGACGGACATCCCGATTAGCGGACTCGCGTTCGAGCCTGCTTGTTGCCTCGTCTATGGGACAGGAGCAGCAGAGGATGCTCAGAATGACAGCCATGTGCAGGGTCGCGTTTCGGGTGGGGTGGGTATCGGACCCACCGACAGGGATGTTGCTGCCTTCATAAGTAGGGATGGGGTCGCAACATCGGAGTTCTACCGATGTCAGAGGATCGATGCGGTTTACAGTCGGATAACTCCGACAGGGACTCAGAGCGGTGTCATGGACATTATCAGTCGGAACTCCGATGGCTGGACGTTCCGGATGACCACCGCCGACAATGCGAGCAACTTCGCGTTCGTCGTTAGCATTGGACCCGCAGGAGTTCTTGCAGAGGATTTCATATCAAGGGATCCGCGAATTCGTCGCGCTGAGATTCCGATTCGAGGCGCAGTAACAGGAGGAGTTCACTAAGATGAGAGTCTACACGGTCCGTATGGCACCGACTGCGGTGACCGCAGCGAAGACGCTGATACGGGTATCTGCGAACGGGACATCGGCACTCGTGCTGTTGAGGGCTTGGATCACGCAGGAAACGAAGGTGACGAGCGAGCAGCTCCGTGCTTTGATCCAGAGAGCCAGCACGACAGGTACGGGAACGGCGGTGACTCCGCAGCCGCACGAAGTCGGTGACTCGGCCTTTTCAGGTTCGGCGGCGGTGAACCTGACCGCTGAGCCGACCTTGACAGGCAGCCCATTCAACAACGAGAACTTCAACATTCTCAACGGATTCATCTACGTTCCGATGCCCGAGGAGAGGGTCATCGTTCCGCCTTCGGGGATCATCGTGCTCCGGTCGGACATTGCTCCTCTCGCATCGATGACCATGACGGCGGGAATGACCTTCGGAGCTATCGGTTAGTCGTCGATGAGGTTCTACCCGCACCTCCGGCTCGTTCGCCCTGAGGGCAGACCGCAATTCCGAAAGATCATTGCGGCGACGAGTATGGTCGCCGTCTCGGCGGGGCTCGCGGTTTCTTGGGAGAGCGTTCAGGGCATCTCGCAGACGAACGACCCTCCCGTCGAATTCTCGCAGGGTGTCTCTCAGACGACTGTACCCCCTTGGGATGCAGGCGGGGGCGTCAATCAGGCTGCGGGGGTGTCATGGGAGTCGGCGGGGCCTGTCTTCAACGACACTTCTTCCCCGTGGGAGTCGTTGCTTGGGGTCAGCCAGAGTAACGTCCCTCCAGCGGAGTTTCTACAGGGCGTCTATCAGGAAGAAGGGATCTTCTGGGAGACGAAAGGCGTGGTCACCGGGGAACTGGTGATTCCGTGGGAAGCCTCCCGCACCGAGATTGTATCGAATACTCCGCCTGTCACCGTCGAGGTTCTTCAAGGTCTTCGTCCCTCCCCCGAGATTTTCTGGGAAGCGAAAGGTCGTCTCTCCGTTTCTGTGGGGACGCCTGTCGAGTGGCTGCTGAGCGTTCAACAGACGCAGGGCTCGGAGAGCGAGTTTCTGCTCGGGCTCTCTCCGACTCTCGGTGTCGCTTGGGAGACAGAGGGTCGCGTCTTCTCAGCCCCGACGATCTTCTGGGAGTCGCTCGGGCAGTTGCTTGCGAAGGAGCAGGAGATCGAGTGGGAGAGTGCCCAGATCCTCCATCTGGAGAGTGAAGTCCCGTTGGAGAGCTTGCAGGGAGCCGTGTCTGCGGGCTCGGTGTTCTGGGACTCTCGCGGCCTGTTGACGGTTGGTCCGGAGATCATCGTCGAGTTCCTGCTCACGGTCGTCTCCGGTGCGGCGGGCGGTCCGTCCGGGATCACGATGATCTCGGATGGTTTGATCAACCTCGACGACTTCAACCGACCGGACAGTGCGACGGTTGGGGGCGGCTGGACCGAAGACGACACGAGTTTCGAGATCGACTCCCTACAGCTTCTCGATACGCAAGCAGTGTGGTCAAATGGGGATGTGTGGCGTTCGACTCCGGCGTTGCCCGCTACGGGGTATGTGCTCCAGTCGGCTATCCGGATCGCGGTGAATGGGAACTTCGGTGGCATCTGTACGCGGAAGCTCGGGGGTGCGGACACGTCCTACTACTGCGGCTTCAGCAACGTCAACGACGCGGAGATTACCAAGTATGTCAGCGGCGGCGTCTCGCTTCAGGACCTCGATGGCGTCCAGCAATTTCTCGCCGCGACATGGTACGGCGTCCGGATGTCCGTCGAGGCCAGTGGCCCGAGTTTGGCCCTGACCGGGCTCTTCACCATTGCGCTGGCATCGAGCGATGACCTGACCGAGGACTTCGTTCAGAGGGTACAGATCACCGATGGCTCTCCTCTGTCGGACACCGGTCGATACGGGTTCACGAAGTACAGGGAAGTCCGGTGGGACGATCACATCGCGATGGGCAACGCTTCTGGCGGCGCGATCATGATAACGGGATTGCCCTCGGGCTACAAGTTGCAGGTGGGCAGCAGGCCTGCGGTTGTTGAGTCCGGGGGTACGGCGACGATTCCTCTCTCGACGTGGAGAGAGTGGGCCTTCCCGGAGACGACTGTCAAAGTTCTCGACGCATCGGATGTCGAGGTCGCGAGTCTTTCTCCTCCGGGCGGTTTCTACGGCGGAGCATCGTTCAGTTTCGCTCCGGTCGGGACGCCGATTGGCGAGGTGAGTTGGGAGTCGCTGACCGGGCTCGAACCCGACTTCACGGTTCCTCTCGAAATTCTTGGGAGTTCGGTGAAGGTTGAGCAGACGCCTTGGGAGGTTGAGCGAGGTCTTCGTGTCCCTGCCTCTCCGTTCTGGGAAGCGAGAGGGAGGGTGTCTCCCTCATCGGTGACGGCCCCGTGGGAGTCTCTTCTGCACGTTGAGCAGGAAGAGGTTGTCGATTGGGCGACAGCCGGATTCGCATCCAACGACGGATCTGTTTTCTGGGAGGCCGAAGGGGAGACTTCCTCTGCGCGGAGTACGGAGTGGGAATCGAGGCAGTCGCTTCGTCAGACAGACCAGACCCCTTGGGAGAGTCTGTTTGGGTCATTGAGCGTCCTTGACTGCCCGTGGGAGTCGAGTCAGGCGCTCAGAAGGGCCAGCAACCCCCTGTATGAGCGGCTCCAAGGCATTTCCCGGTCGAAGACGCCCCCGTGGGAGGCTAAGGGCAAGATAGGCGCCTCAGAGGTCATTCTCGTTGAAGTGTTGCTAGGGATACAATCCGGGATGACTCATCTGTGGGAGGCGGGAAGCGGAGTCGCGAATCTCGTCATTCCGTTCTGGGAGTCGAGAGGCCCGGTTTTCGAGTCCGTCGAGACGCTCCACGAAATCTTGCAGGGCGGCTCCGGGCAGACCGTCTCCGTCGAGACGCTCTACGAGATCCTGCTAGGTGTCAGGAACACGATCACGGTTCCTTACGAAGTGTTGCCGGGGCTCGGGACGATTGTCGGCCCGACCGTGACGTTGCAGCGTGGGAAGATCCTGCGTCCGACCCGGGCGGCGTTGCCGTTCCCGGAAGCCTCTCCCGTCGATCCGGTGACGGGTGCGCTGCACGATCCCGAGAGAGCGATTATCGGACCTCCCCAGCCGGTGTCGTCTTTGCTTGTGACCCCGTGGGAGAGCATCGAGGAATTGATTGACGAGAGCCTCGAATTCGTCGAAGCGTCACTCTCCGTCTTCGGAGGAACGCTTCTGTTCGGAGATGTGCCCGGCAAGAAGATTCGGGTTCTGTCGTATGTGGCGACACGGGCCTCGGGGACTCCGAGTGCAAGGATCCGATTCAGGGAGGCTTCAATAGGCCCGATCATTTATGAAATCGGACCGCTCGGAAACGGGATTTCGTTCTTTGGATCGAATGACCTCCCGGCGTTCGAGACGGCAGCGGGAGCCGAACTCCATGCGAGTCTGGCTGGCGGGGTCCCGTTTCAGAACGTCTTCATTCACATGGCAATCGTGAGGGTGTAGAGATGGCTGATCCGCAATTCGTCTCGATCAACGCGACAACCCCGGGTCCGGTGACGCTCGTGAGCGGTATCACCGGGAAGAAGATCCGGGTCGTGTCCTACGTGGTTACGCCATCGGTCGCGATGGTGGTAGAGTTCAGGTCGGGGACTTCACTTATCGGCAGGCTCGACCTCGGGGCGAACGTCCCGGTGTCTTTCCCCGGGAAGGTCAATGCTCCGGCGTTCGAGACTGCTGAAGGAGCTTATCTCGCCATCGCGGGAAACGCGGTGGGGCTCATCCGGGGTCACGCGGCATACATCGAGGTCTGACGATGGGTACGCTTCTGAATCCGGCACACCGACTCAGGAAGGGGAACACACTTCCGGTACTCCGGAGGGAGATGCTGGACGTGGACTCCCAGCCTGTCGATGTCTCGCAGGCGACTCAGGTTCTCTTCTACATGTGGTTCGCGTTCGGACCGAAGACGCAACCGGTGAATCAGGAGAGGGCGGATGAGATCGCAGATACGTTCGTGAAGATCGACGGAAAGCCTGCTGTCGTCGAGCCCGATGGATTTACTGTCAGATACGAGTGGGAATCCGAGGACGTGGATGAGGCCGGTCAATTCCGGGGGGAGTTCCGAGCTTTCTTTCCCGGAGGAGCCGAGCTATCTTTTCCCGATGGGGGATGGATCCCCGTTTACATAACCGAGCCGACAGGGGAGCTTTAGATCGGCTGTCTTCAAGGTCCCGCCAGACGTGAGGTGTTGCAATGAGACAACTCAAGTCCGTATGGCCCTTGTGTGTCCTCAGCCTGCTCTTCGTGTGGGCTATCTCTGCCGGGAAGTCGGCAGCGGCGGAACGACAACGGATCGAGGACAGCCTGTCCGCGCTCGGGCAGGAGAGGGATCGTTTGCTGTATGAGAACGTGATCCTCTCCCACGATTACACGAGGCTCTCCGCCATCGTTCAGTACTCGACTGACTACAGAATCGACGCGGGGCAGGCGGCGATGATCTATGACATCGCTCTCGCGGAGGGCATTGATACCGACATTGCCTTCCGGCTCGTGGAGGTCGAGTCCGCTTTCAATTCGAGAGCGGTCAGTCGTGTGGGTGCGATAGGGTACGCGCAGGTCATGCCCTCTACCGCAGCCGAACTCATGGAGCGGAGAGTTCCCGTTGACGAACTCTTCGATCCGGAACTGAACCTTCATCTCGGGTTCAGGTATCTGAAACAATTGCTCACGGAGTACAACGGCGATCTTCGTCTGGCGTTACTGAGTTATAATCGTGGGCCTCATCGAGTGAGCCAGCTTCTCGCGATAGGCGAGGACCCAGAGAACGGATATGCGGAGTCCATTTGCGGCAGTTGTGGGGTCTCGGAGTGAAGAGTTGGATGAGCCAATGAATCCAGAACCGAGCGTGTACGATGTCGAATTTTGTGCCATCGACTTCGAGACGACGGGGGTCTATGCGACTTCCGAGGCTGTTGAGGCTGGAGCGGTGCGCTTCAACTTGATGAATGACAGTCGAGTGACGTTCTCCCAACTCGTCAAACCCCCGACGAAGAAGATCCCTCCGGATGCGACGAATGTCCACGGGATCACGAACGAGATGGTCTTTCACGCTCCGACGTTGGAATCGGTCCTTCCCGTGCTCGAAGACTTCTCCCGGGGCTCTGTGCTCGTGGCCCATCATTCCTCGTTTGATCTGAGATACGTGACCGAGGGGATGAGGAATCTGCCGGTCATCAATACTCTGCGCTTGGCGAAGAACTTCCTCTCTTCCGACAGCTACAGGCTCTCAAAGCTCGTGGAGAGCCCGACCTATCATCGGGCGTTGCCGGATGCGCTCTCCTGCATGGAGCTTTTCAAGAAGTGCATCCGGGCAATGGAGCGCAGGAGAGGCGGGGCGATGATCTACCTCTGGGAGATTGTGGAGAAATAATTCCATGTTGCCTGTTTTCGATGTTAAGGTCCAAGGGCTCACGTTCGACGATCTCCTCGACGACGCCCGTGAGCTTGCCAAGAAGCTTATCCCGGATTGGGATTACACGAATCCCAACGATCCGGCGGTCTATCTGATGGAGCTTTACCTCGCTTCAGTGGATCGAGAGAGCTTCTTCGCCAATCTCCTCGCTCAGGAGTTCTCCCTCGACACGGCGCTCGACCGTCGCTCGATCTATTCACACGCGAAGCGTCTTGGCTACGTGCCAAAGACGCGGCAGCCCTCTCTGGTGGATGTGACGATCTCGGTCGTGTCCTCGCCTATCATCCGGACGATCAATCCCTACGAGATGAGGATCGGCACGGCAGCGGGCGGAGCCGAGGAGTCCGTACCTTTCGAGAACACCCAGCAGATCACCATTCTGGCGAACGCTACGAACGTCCTCAACGTCCAGTTCGCGCACGGTGCAAGCGTGAATGAGAGCTTTGTGAGCACGGGACGCCCGTTTCAGAAGATCATGCTCTCGCGGCGGCCGATCATGCTCGAAGAGCAGATTCCCGAGAGCTTCATCCTGACGGTCGATGCCGTCGCGTGGACCCGGGTCGATGGCTTCGGGGACAAGGGACCGTCCGATGAGGTCTTCGTTCTCGATCTCGATTTCGACGGCACGGGCTTCATCCTGTTCGGCGATGGCGCTCGTGGCGAGCTTCCTCCGAGCGGGGCGGCGATCAATGTCTTCTACCGGGTCGGTGGAGGGGCTATCGGCAACGTCGCGCAGGACACGATTGACGTGCTGCTCGACGCTCCGTCTTACGTGCAGGGCGTGGCGAACCCAAATCCGGCGACGGGAGGGGCCGAGGAGGAGTCTCCGGACCACATCAAGATTTACGCTCCCATCGCGATTCGGGAAGGCGGCCAGTTGAACACGCTCGACGCGGTGAGGTCGTACCTCGAATCCCTCATCTCCATCGCCCGGGCGAAACCGTTCCTCCAGCCGGGACAGAAGATTCAGTGCTACGTGCTCATGGAGCAGGGGTTCTCGCTGACTCCTGCCTTTGCGACAAGCATCGAGAACGATGTCCTCACCCGCCTGATAATGGGCTTCACCATCGAACTCTTGCCCCCGAAGTTCAAAGAGACGAACGTACAGGTCCGGGTCTTCGCGGTCCGGGGCAGTGACCGTCAGGCGGTGACGAACAAGGTCAACACCGCCATCGATGAGTGGCTCGATCCTCTGGCAACCGATGACGAGGGGAATTACCTGAACGACTTCGGAGAGGTGGTGCTCATCTCCGATCTCGGACTTCTGCTCAAGGAGATCCCCGAGATTTACGATTACGAGATTTTCCTTCCCGAGGAGAACATCGTATTGGCCTCGGACCAGCTTCCGACCAAGGAACACACCGAGACGACGAGGGTGGTCGAGGTTGTGATCGAGAGCGAAGTCGGGTTCACGAGTTCCCGGATGACGGGCAGACGCGGATGAGAGTATCAAAGTGACCGTGTTCAGATGCCCTTACTGCGGTCAGGAAAAAGACTGCATAACGACATCGACAGTATGTGGTTGGTGGTGGTTCATCTGCCATCGCTGCTGCCGTGTTTTTGAGAGGCAATGACAGTCTCCCCTGAAGTCCTCGCGATCACGGATCTCGAAGACCTGCAAGAGCAGCTTAACGAGGTCTATCTCCCGTCTCGGGCGATTCCCGGCAAGACGGTCACGAGACTGTCGGAGGAATTCTACAGCATTCTTGACTGGTTCGCTTTCATCACGGCGAAGGCGAATTTCTCGATGTGGGACCTCGCGGATGTCGAATCTGCCCCGCGAGAGGCACTCATCGCGATGTGTCTGGAATTCGATCTTCCCGTCCCGGACTTCGCGGCTGACGAGCAGATCAGGGACCTCGCTCGGGAAGCGGGAGAGATCAACAAGTTTCGGAACACGATCCGGGGGTGGGAGCAGTACCTCACGGCGATTAGTCCCGATGACGTGACGGCGGTCATCTCCATCGACCGGTTCACGGCGAGGATTTTCTATTGGGGCACTCCGGGATTCATGTTCCCGAACGAGGACATCCTCGTCACGTACCAGACCCCTGATGACTCCATCGCTTACCTCTGGAGTCCTGAGACGCTCGAAGTCACGGTCGTCATCTCGATCACTGGTACGAGTGCTTCCCTGACCGACGATTTCAAAGAGTTCGTCCGGCAGACTCCGAGATATTTCGTCCCCGTACTGGGGATCGAGTCCTTGCTGGACATACACTTCTTGTTCACGGAGATTTAGGATGGCCAGAGTAGATCCCGTCCGGACGACAGGAGAGCAATTCCTAGAGTCGGATCTGGTGCTCAAGCTCGAAATGCTGGCAGAACCGAACATCATGACCGACTACGCCGCGAATCAGAACACACAGACCACGGTCAATTTCCTGCGCCGGTTGATGGAGCAGGTGGTTGGTCTGGCCCGGATTCGCGGATGGGAAGTCGCTCATGTCCCGGACCTTCCCGGGGCGGGAACCGGTTCGCTTCAGGTGTCGGCAGGCGAGATCCTCGTCAAGAATTTCTACATCAATAAGGGAGGGGTCACGGTCTTCGATCCCGCTCCGGCGACGGGGATGCACGTCCTCTGGCTGAGGGTCTACTCGCAGAGGATCACGTTCAACTCCAAGCCATCGACGAATCCTCTTGGGCTCGATGGGCAGGAGGTCGTGGGTGTCACGGTCCCCGGTACGACGCTTCGTCTCCCCGGGGCGAATCAGTATCGGGGAGTCTATGACATTCAACTCGGATCGGAATTGCCGGGTCCTCTCTCAGGGCTCGGACAGGATGGGAAGTTCATCCGGGGTGCCTCCGAGGATCTGCCACAGTGGTCTGCCGGGGAACTTGTGGGTCGGGAAATCGAGGTCTATGACGCTGACGGAAACCTGCTTGGCCCGTTCATCGTCACGGCCAACTCGATTTCGGAGTGCGAATTCGAGGGCGATGCAACCGGCGGAGTGACGATCCGCGATGCCCTCTATGTCAAACTGGCTGATATCGAGATGCGCTCCGGGATCGTCGGTGACCTTGGAGTGACCGAGGCGACGGTCGAAAACGACACGCCTCTCCTGCCCGGCTTCGTCGCCTCTCTCCTTCACATTCAGAATACGGATACGCACACCGAGGAATCTGCTTTCTTCGTTGGCGGCGAACCTGCCGATCCAGCCTCGAAACGAGTGCTGCTTGAAGGAGAGATCGAATTCGAGGGCCGCGTCTTCTTCCAGAACATCGTGGACCACGACATCCCGGATGGAGACACCCGCTACTACTCGCCGGGACCGTTCAACGATTCTCCCGCAACTCAGGCTGTGGAGTCCAAGGCGAGGGGCGTCATCCCGATAGCGAGCGAGATGAAGTTCCTTGCGGTGAAGCTCCCTGCGAGCGTCTCGGTCGGAGGCTTCGTGACGATTACGCTCTACAAGAATGGCAATCCGACCGAACTGGTCTGCACGATTCAGCCGGGCGAGAACTTCTGCCAGAATGTAGGGAGCGTCATCGAATTCCTGCCTCTCGATACGTACTCGTGGCAGGTGGACAATTCGGATGGCGTACAGGCTCACACGGTTCGCATCGGCTACGTGGTGGAGATCACATCAGACGTGGTGCCTTCTCTGGCGGCCGAGACGGACTTCGAGATCCAGACCTTCGCGCTGCCGCAGGTGCCGAACAACTTTGGCGGAGTTATCATTCCTTCGTAGGAGTAGAGATCGATGGTGGACTTCAGGGTTCAACTTGAGTGGGGCATCCACGGGACGGGAGCGTACAACCCGGTCACGGACATCTTTACAGTCGCTTCGGGGCATGACGGTGGGAGCATTGGCCTCAATGCGCTTCTGGGTTTCGCCCTCCGGGATGCGAACAATCGGATCTTCCGGGTCAGGAGTAATACGGCGACGGTCATCAGTGGTGGCAGTTTTCAGGTCGAGGTCTTTGGGATCGCTCCGCAGCCCGATCCGGTCGATGGAAGTTGCATCATCGATGCTCCTGCCGCCTATTACGAAGTTGGTGGAGGCCTCGTCTCCGGGGCTCCCCCGCCGACTGGTTATCCGACCATCGCGACGATCAATCCGCAGCCGTCCGGATTCCAGCCGACCTCGTACCTGACGGATGTGTATTCCTCTGATGTGAAGCTCGGGGTTCGGATGCAGAATGCGCTGCTCACTCCCGTCTCGGCTGAGACACCGCTCACGACCTTCGTGGCCCCTTCCGCTGCGGGGGTCGGGACTCTTGGGGTCGTTACAGAGGTGCAACTCTTTCCGGGTTGTGTTGGGTCGCCTCCGAGCTCTTGGGACTGTGCGATTTGTAGTGATAGAACGAGGCTGATCGTTCGCTGGGTCCGGTCCGTTGTCAGCGGGGTTGTGGACAATACGACACATCAGGTGAAGGTCTACCGGAAACAGGTCACGCCTGTCTCTACAGGCTATAGTTTACTGGCGACGGTCGGCGTGCTTGGTGATTACGGGGACTGTTCCCCACTCGTCAACTATGGCTTACTTGGGCCTGCTCAGGGTCAGTTTCAGGATCACTTCGCGATCTGTGATTACCCCCCCGGGTCGCAGCCCGCGCAGAGCTATCAGTACAAGTTTGAACTGGTGAGGATCACCGATGCTCAGTTGCAGTCTACCGTAGAGAGTTCCGTTCTTGGGTTTGCTTCAGGAAGGATTTGCACTATCTGATGACTCAAGCCATCACGTTCGTTCTTCGTCGATTGAGGCCTCTTGCCGGGTCCGTTCTCAAGAGGCTCGGGCTCTCATCGTGCAGTCAGTGCTCACATCGCTTCCAGACACTTCTCAGGAAGCTCGGGTTCATTATCTGCTACCATGATGGCTACGCACTCCCGGTAGAGCCGTTTGACTGCCGGGAGTCGCCGTTTCAGGTGGCGTGGGACGAGATCAGGAACCATCACACGGAGGCGACTTTCAAGGCTCTTGAGATGTATGCGCAGTATCACGATCCAAAGTACATGGAGAGCGTGAGAGACGAACTTTGGAGGAAGCGAGAGTTCGATTGGCGAAGACGAACTTCTAGTGGAATGGACGGGCCTGTGGTTGGACTTCGTGGCCGGGTTATTCCGGTCACCAGAGAGGAGTCGAGACATGAGTGAACTCGTGATAGACCGAAGCCTGCGACTGCCCGATGACCAGTACGTGAAGGTGAAGGCCGACTTCAAGGACCTGCTCGTCCTGCATCACACGGTCGGGGGCTCGGCGGAATCGACGTACCGATGGTGGCTCAGGGACCCTGCTCGCGTTGGTACGGCGTACATCGTCGAGCGCGATGGCAAGGTCTTCGAGGTCTTCGATCCAGAGTATTGGTGCTACCACCTGAAGGTTGGGGACCCGGAGATGGACGCCCGCTCCATCGGGATCGAGCTTGCCAGTGAAGGAGCCCTGACCCGTGTTGGTGAGTGGCTTTACGCCTTCGATGGCAAGAAGCGGCTCTACAGCCTCGTGGATGACAAGGAGAAGTACTACGATCACGGGGATGATTGGAGGGGTTATCAGTACTTCGATGCCTACGATGATGCGCAGATCGAGTCCGTGATCAAGCTCGCTGACTACCTGATCGAGAAGTTCGGGATTCCCCGGAGAATGCCTGCCAATCATCTCGCAGAAGCCCGGACGAAACTCTGGGACTTCAAGGGGATTATCGGGCATCACCATGTCCGGGCGGACAAGACGGATCTGCACCCCGGTTTCGGTTACGATCACTTCAGGCGGATGCTGAATCTCGAAGAGGTATGATCAATTTGGAGTCTCTGCGGCGTGGAAGGACACGCAATGTCAAGGGGGACGTGTAAAAACGGTGGAGGAAACCCCAACCGATTCCGAGTTCAATTCTTGGGGCATACGCAGATATCGGCGCAGCCGGTGTCGAATCCGGCCAGAGACTCCAGCTACATCAGGAGGCACAAGGGGGAGTAAAAAAGAGATCGCCCGGCAGAACCGGGCGACTCTCGGCGATGTGGCAGGGTGGAGGGCAACTGAATTTCCTGCCTGTTGGCCCGAAAATTAGGAGGAGTTCTGGTGTTTGTCAAGCTCTTGAAAATTGGCCCTTATGCTCTTTTGGCCGCCATCGGAATTTTCGGCTTCATCTATTTCCAGTCGAAGCTCTCAGAGGCGGCTCAAGAGGCGTCTACACTCCGGCAGAGGCTTGCCCTCTCGGACTCGACCCGGTTGATCGCCGAAGGCACCGTGGCCCGGATGGCGCTCGAAGTCGAGGAGATTACGACTGACCGGGAGGACCTGCGCAAGGCGCTCTCCGACTCGGGGAGAAGGCTCGTCTTCATGGCCCGGGGCATCCGGATCCTCACCGATTCGGTGGATGCGCTCGAAGGGATCATCACCGCCCCCGACACGATTGGAGACATTGGACTTGGTGGAGATTTCCCGTTTGGCCCCGATACCGTATCGCTCGGGGTGATCTCGGGCTCCGTCTTCTGCGCCGAGTGCAACCAGTTCCCTCCCGAGGTCGATATCTTCTTCCGCCCGAAGCCGCTTGTGCTGGACGTGGGGCTCGCCGCGCATAAGAGCCTGCCTTGGGAAGTCATCGTCTCGCTGGAGGGATTTGATGAGAACTTCCGTGTTGAGATCGACCAGCCTCCCGAGATCGTGGATTGGCTGCGCGAAGCCCGAGAGCCTCCCTGTCGGAGCCGCCTGTTCGGATTCCTTCCCACGCTCTGTGACGCCCAGATGGAAGTCGGGGCTGGACTGCTCCTGTCGCCCGATGCTACATTCCCGGCAGGCGGTTACGCTCAGGCGTCCATAGGCATCGGATCGGAGAAGTTCCGGGCCACGACTCTCGCCACGCTGAGCCAGAAGAGTTCAATTTTCGCAGGCGTCTCGTTTCGATTCTAAAGTGAGGGGGGCTGGGTGAGCGAAACTTACGACCTTCAGAAGGAAGAAGATCGGAAGCGTTTCGTCGAGAGGATGTCCCGACCGAATGGATCGGGGGGCCGTCCTCCGAAAGCTCCCTTCGTCGAACGCAAGATGAACGAGGCTCGCTCTCGCGGCCTCTTCAACACGAAAATTGACTTCAACCATCTCCGCCATCGCGTCCTCATAACTGAAGTCGCATCAGCGGCTAAGTTCTATTTCTCCGACCCAATTTCCGCTTGGACGAAGATCCTTCCCGCCTCTGGAATTCATCACGAGTGGTTTCTCAATGCGCACATATATAGGAGCCCGGTACTAGTTTTATCTAGTACTGAGGATGTTATTCTCAGAACTCTGAATTCTGGTTTTAATAGGTTGCCTTCTTCCAAGATTGTAGAAGCTGCTCTCTTGTTGTCTTCAGAATTCAAGAGTGAAGAAGAGGCGCGTGACTTCCTGATCTTCACGGGTAAGCGACACGACCCGAGACTGCGACACCCGGAGAGACTTCTCTCGGCCGCGAAGGATCCGATCCTCAAGACCCTGATGCACAGGGAAGACCACTCCATCGAGGCGGCGCTTTACCTCTTCGACCACAAAATCACGAACGATCCTCATGAACTCTGGCGGCTATTCAGCGGAGAGCTTATAATTGCGTCTCCGGGCAGGTGCCTGATCCCCGGGCGTGCGATGTACATGCTTCTGCCCAAGAAGGTCTACGAAGACTCCGTGGCAGAGCATCAGGTCATCGATGTCTACGACTTTGATTTGGTGATCGACCCTGTTCAGAGGTGGTAGTGCGGTGAAGATGATTCTGACGAGGAGGGATGCTTTCCCTCTGGCTGATTACGCACCCGAGGTTCGTGGGAAGATCCGGAGGGCATACTCAGACTGCTACGGAACGACCCACGTTGAGGGTTGTTGAGGAGTGGTTACTCTCCGTCCGCAGTTCACGCTCACTCACTTCTCGCACGAGGGTCCGAAGGATGTCGAGGCTGTCGAGAAGGCCCTCACATTCCTGAGTCTGCACCGTCACAAGTCGAAGGATTATCAGTCCGGTCGGTGGGATGGTTACTGGAGGCTCATGTGGGACGACACGTTCCTGACCGGGCTCCTGCCCCACGTTCTCTCGACACTTCAGAAAGCCGATCACCCGTTTGTTGTCGCTCAGGAAGACGGAGGTGTCATCTCCGGCTCGGATCTTCGGAAGCTCATCGACGGTGATCTCAGTCTCCTCTGGCCTCATCGCATCGAGGGCGTGACCGATCTCGGTAAGTTCCGTTTGTACGACTATCAGGAAGCATCGGTTGAGAAGGCCATCCGAAAGATGCGTGGCGTGATTGAGATGGCAACCGGTTCCGGCAAGACCGTGTGTGCTGCGGCCATCATGAAGAGAATTGGACTTCCTGCGCTCTACATCGTCGGATCGACCAAGATTGTGACTCAGGCGGTCGAGACATTTCGAGATGCAGGTTTCACGGTTGGGCAACTCGGCGGTGGTCGGAAGAATCTCCACGGAGACATCGTGGTTTGTACGATCCAGAGCCTCGTACGGCTCATCAAGAAAGACCGGGCGAACAAGTTGCTCGACCGACCAGTGATCTTCTGGGACGAGGTTCATCACCTGAGCGCCGAGACGTGGACCCTTTCAGGCAGGCTCTCGCGGGCGCAGTACCGATTCGGAATGTCCGGGACGCCTTTCCGGGGAGACGGATTCGAGTTCTATGAAGACATCATCTTGTTGGGCCTGACTGGTGAACGAGTCGTTTGGATCCCATCCTTCTTCCTTCGGGAGAGGGGCTATCTGGCGGATCCCTACGTGGCGATGGTGACAATCAAGTCCAATCCTCACGCGAGTCAGTTCGCATGGTCGAGCGATTGGCATCGCATCTATCGCTTCGGGATCGTTGAACACGACGAGCGAAATGAGAAGGCGCTGCAAATCGCTCAACAGCTATATGAACAGGGCCACAAAGTCCTCGTGGTCGTGCAGCGGATTGAGCACGGCGATTCGTTGATGAAGACGCTACACGGGAGAGGTGTCACTGTTGAGTTTCTGAAGGGTGGCGATGCGGTTCGGCACATGAACACCGATTCGGTGGTCGAGCGGTTCGAGGATTGGGACCAGACTCGTTCCTTCCTCGAACAGGAAGACCGATGGGTGAGGATCGCTAGCCCGGTTATGGATGAGGGAGTCGATCTCCCCGCTATCACGGCCCTCGTGATTCTGGCGGGAGGGAAGTCCCCGATCAAAACGATTCAGCGAATCGGTCGCGGTCTGCGCCGAAAGGAAGGAGAGAACGTAGTGCTCGTGTTTGACTTCGAGGACAGGTTTCATCGAGTCTTGAAGCGTCACTCGGTTCAGAGGCGCAACTGGTATAAACGGCACCGGTTCAACATCTCGGAGGGGGTAGCAGAGATTGACCGCTTCCTCGACAAGCCTTTGGTACTAGGGGATTGCCCTGCTTTGGTCAGGCTTGGCAAGGAAGGCGCGGCTAGTTAGATTAACTTCTATTCATTCCTTCCTTAGGGCGATGGGGCAAAATGTGACGACCAAGTACGACTTTGGAGAACAGTTTCAGCAGTCGATCCTTAGTCTAGTTCTCAGGGACCCTTCCTTCGGGATCGACTATCGAGACAGCCTCGATCCTATCTTCTTCGAGGATCCGCACCTCTCTACTATCTCACAGATTGCCCTTCAGTATCTCGACCGCAAAGGTCGTCCTCCGGAGCTTCCGGTTCTTCAGCTAGAGTTAGAACGGTGGGCGCGGCAATACGGCGTCGATCAGCAGGATTCACGTCTCCTGCTCAAGAAGGCCACTGCCGCGTACACCCGTCCTCCCGCCGACGAAGAGTACGTTCGCAATCGAGCGTTGGAGTTCGCTCAGATGCAGGCGCTCAAGAGCGGGGTCCGCAAGGCGGCGGACATGCTTTACGCCATCGAGAAAGGAAAGGCAAACGCCTCCGGGTTCGCGGAGATCCGGACGACGTTAGAACGATCTCTCAGGATCGGACTGAACGGTGTTCACGACCTCGGGACTTCGATGGGAGACAATCCCGGGACCCTCCCGAAGTACATCAAGAAAGCCTACGCGAAAGGGGAAGTGATCCCAACGGGTTTCCCATCACTTGACCGGATGATGCGCGGAGGGATTGGCCGGGGAGAAGTCGGGATCGTCTTTGGAATTCCGAAGCGTGGTAAGAGTACCGTTCTTGTGAACATCGGAGCATGGGCCAGTCGGATGGGATTCAAGGTCATCCATTACAGTTTCGAGCTTCGCAAGGCGGACGTGATCATGAAGTATTCCTCCCGGGCGACCGGGATGTCTGATGAGCAAATACTGGACCTGAGGACTCCGCAGGCGATCAGAAAGTTTGAGAAACGATGCAATCAGTGGTACGGTCACGGGAGTCCGTGGATCGTCTATGAGCGTCCGGGCCAAGTCGGTGTCGAGTGGATTCGGAGTCATCTCTCCCGCCTTCAGTCCGTTCATGAGGTCAAACCTGATCTTATCATCATTGACTTCATGGATCGGATGGCGAAGCGAGATCCATCGAATCTCTACGTCGAGGGTGGTACGGCGATGGAAAAGCTTACCGCTCTCGGGGCGGACTTCAATGCTGGGGTTTGGACCGCGAGTCAGGCGGGTCGTCAGGCCGAGGACAAGGATACCACTCGTCAATCGGATGCTTCGGAGTCGTGGAGGAAGATGGCTGATTGCGACATCTCGGTCAGTCTCAACCAGACGATTCAGGAGAAGATCGACGGGCTCCTGACCCTGTTCGTGACCGGACAGCGGAGAGGGATGGACACCCGGTACATCCACTGCGAGATTGACTACAAGCGGTCGTTCATTCGAGAGAAGGAGATGTCGGAGAAGCGGAAGGCGAAACGCAGCGAGGAAGAGAAGGTTTCTGACGATGACTCGATGGGATCGTACTTCGATGCGAAGAAAGCCAAGCAGCGGCGCAAGAACAAAAAGCAGGCTTAGGGCTCTTCGTCATCGTTATGACGTGCAGGGGATTGGGGATGAGGTTCGGGTCTCCTGTCCATTCTGCGGTCATCGTCAACGTAAAGGGAGAACGGATCCCACCTGTTCCGTCAACGTGCGGAAAGGTGTCTTCTTCTGTTATCGCTGCGGGGCGAGGGGAGACATCTCGAAGCTCATCGATGATGATGAACTGGTCGCTCTCTCGAAGGACTGGTACAAAGAGGTCGTGAGCGCTTTGAGTAATGACGCCCGCCAGCCATCGCTCGAACTCAAGCAGGAGGTTTCCCTTCCTGATGATGTCGTGAAGATCGCTCCGGGTTCTCCCGGTGCTCGTTACCTGAAGAAGAGAGGTTATGGACCGTCCGAGATTCGAGAGTATCGCCTTGTCGAGCAGCCAGACCGCTATCGCCTCGTGATCCCCTCCTACCGTGACGAACTGATCGACTTTTGGGTGTCACGGACCTACATCAACGAGGAACCGAAGTACTTGAATCCCAAAGGTGTGTCGAGACGCTTCGCTCTTTTCGGTTACGATCAGGCCAAAGGAGCTTCCTGCGTAGTAATTTGCGAAGGCGTGTTTAGTGCGATGGCTGCTCGGCAGGCGACAGGCACCCCGGCGGTCGCAACTTACGGAAAGCTCGTGGCGGCAGAACAGGTAAAGCTTCTTCGCTCCCTTCGACCAAAGGAATTCGTCATCGCGTTTGACTCTAATGCGAGCAGCGAGGCGATGATGCTCGCTGGACTGTTGGGCGGGGATAGCGACGTTCGGGTCGTTGATTGGAGTCCTGTCAGCGTAGATACCGGAGAGGCCGAAGAGGCCGATCCTGACAGTGTTCCCCGGGATCTCTTCCGGGGACTCGTTCGACATGCTCCGGAGTTCAACTGGCATCAGCGGGTCATCCGGATGCTGGTTTGAGTTTCTGCAAAGAGTAGCATCTCTTGCAAGAAGTAGCATCCCTCCCGTAGTCGATTTCGCACTAACACTAGGGTTTCCATTTGGTACGGGTCCTGCACTACTGACGCGTAGGACGAGGTGTGTTCTTGAACCAAGGGAGGGACGATGAACGAGTATTCCAAGGCGGTCGTTATCGAGGCCGCTCAGAACCTCAAGAGCGAAGATCAGGAGAATCCCGAGTACGACCGCGCTCTGGTCGAACTGGTCATGGACTCCTGCAATCTCTCTCGCGAGGAAGCGGCTGCTCGGTTGGAGATTCCGCTGGATTATATTTACCCAGCGTAGGCAGCGTGGAGTTGCCGGGGTTCGATTCCCCGGCTGCCTCTCCCGCAAATGATGCTGACGAAAGGAAAGGAATGATGAGAACTGACATTCACAGGCCGAGCGCGATCCAGCCCGAAGACTACATCTTCGTGGCGTTCGAGTGTCTGCCCGGCGCGAACGAGGACCCGATGGGCTGGGCCTCCGCTCAGCAGGCGGAGCGCGAGATGATCAAGGCGCACATGAAGGCGACTGGCGGGACGTACAGTCACCACGCTCACGGCGGCAACTGCATGATCTGCGGGAACGCCAACGCGATCTACACGGCGCTGTTCTATCACGAGAAGACGAACAGCTACGTCCGGGTCGGGCGTGACTGCGCGGACAAGCTCGACGCTTCCGGTTTGGAGTGGAACGCGTTCACGGCTCGCGTGAAAGACGTGCTCGCGGCCCGTGCGGGCAAGCGGAAGGCCGAGGCGGTCCTCGCTGGGGCGGGCCTGACGAAGGCGTGGGAGATTTACGAGAGCGACCGGCACGAGCGTCAGCAGTATGAAGAGGAGACGATCTTCGACATCGTGAGCAAGCTCGTGAAGTACGGGTCGATCAGCGAGAAGCAGGAGAGCTTCCTGCGGACGCTGCTGGATCGGATCGAGCGCCGGGCTGAGATCGAGGCGCAGCGGAAGGCGGAGAACGAGGCGGCGGAGCCCGCTCCGACCGGTCGCGTCGAGGTGAGCGGTGATGTCCTCTCGACGAAGGTTCAGGACGGTTACTACGGTACACAGTTCAAGATGATGGTCAAGACCGACGCGGGTTGGAAGTTGTGGGTGACGGTGCCGATGGTCATGCTGAGTGAGGTCGAAACGCTTCGCGGTCGCCGGGTGACGTTGAAGGTGACGGTCGAGCCCTCGAAGGATGATCCGAAGTTCGCTTTCGGGAAGAGGCCGAGCCTCGTGAAGCTGGAAGAGGGGAGGGTCTGCTGATGCTTATCTGGATCGAGATAGCTGTCGCAGTCGTCGCGTTCGTCGTGTATGTTGTGTCGGTCCATGCCGAGGCGCGACAGTAGAGAGGGGCGGAGGGGATGGAGCAGTGGCCCGTGACGGGGTAACCAAGAGCATCCGTTCGGGTCCGGTGGGCAGGAGGGTTCGATTCCCTTCTGCTCCGTTCGATACGAGGCTGAGGGCTGGTGCCCGGAGAAGCCGAGTGTGAAGAAAAGTTTACAGGATTGTGAAAAGAGTTCACGCTCATCCGGAGGTGCGATGGCGTGGTCACTGGCTTTTCTGTTCGGCACGGAACCTGCACCTGTGATGGGGTGCGGGGCGGAGTGCGCTCTGTGGTGACTGACGAAAGAAAGGACGAGAGATGTTCAAGCACAAGTGCGCTCAGTGCGGGGAGGTCAAGAAGGCGGTACTCTTCAGGGGGACGATGTGGTGTCTCGATTGTCGGGAGGTGGAGATCGAGAAGTATCCTCCGCTTCCCGAGACGAGAACTCGCCGCCGGGAGTTTCCGGTTCAGATCAATGGCAAGGTCTATATGTTCGTCAAGAAGACCGAGGCCCGCGCTACGGCCCGGACACTGCTGAAGCGGAAGAAACTCCCGAGTGAGATCGTGCAGCAGATCGAGGAGGGCTACCGGAAGGTGAACAACGGAGGTGAGTTATGAAAACGTGGATCGACTTCATCGGAGAGAAGCACTACTCGAAGCAAGGCTTCATTGACGAGTCGGAGCAGTACGGCGTCACGCGGCGGATTCCCCGGCACCAGTTGAAGCGGTTCCGCTTCGGTGATCGGGTGATGGCGGCGATCAGGGAAGGGAAGCGTCCGATCCTGTTCGGTTACTACGTAATCGAGCGGATCAGCGGGCTATCGAGCACGGCGCTCAAGGCGTTGTCGGAAAAGTTCTCGACGAAGATGATCGCCGAGGGCGGTCGGGTTGTCCACCGGGGCTGTGGCTCTTACGTCGAGGGTGCGACCCTGACCATCGAGGCCAGTTTGGAAGAGATCGCCGAGGTCCTGAAGGATGTCAAGGACTATGGCAAGCTGATGATCGGTGGGACGCTCCACGAGCATGAGGAGGTTCGGTTGAAGAGCATCAAGTCGGGACCGGAGACCCGTTCGATCAGGCCCTTCAATTACGAATCGTTCCTCGTTGCAGTGCATGAGGCGAAGCAGACGTGGGACGGCAAGGGCTGCCCGTCTGTGAAGGGCTACTTCTACGTCTCTGACGTGGACGACGAGGGGTTCGAGGGTCCGCTCGCGGAGATCGAGGCCGAGGTTCAGGAGGTTTACGCCTACGAACGGATCGAGGGCAAGGACGCGGGCGAGAAGCAGAAGAACCTGAAGTCTGGGCGGACGAAGAACTATCGCTCGAAGGCGAAGCGAGACAGGGAGAAGGCGAAGAAGGAGCAACTCGAACTGGCGATGGGCAACAACTAGGTCGGAGTCTGGGGCGCTGAAACGGCTCGCGTGGAAGTACGCCAGCGCCCCTTGTGGGTATCGGGGACAGGTTGTAATTTTCGGACCCTCCCGCCTAATGACAAGGAAAATAACCATGAAAGACTCTACGGAAATTCTCTCGGCGTGGGAACACTACTGCCGGGGCATCGCCGTTCGCATGGCGGGCGTCATCGACATCGAGATTCTGGCGCAAGAGGCGCGTGTCAAGGTCTGGATGCTCGCGGCCAAGTACGAGGGTGACGACCTCGCGCAGCAGATTTACGTCGGCGTCCCGAATCATCTGTTGGACATGATTCGGAAAGAGGGGAGAGAGATGCGGGACTGGCGGAAGACCCGTGACATTGATTCGGTTTATCATGATTCGGTAGAAGACTGTACCTATCTGCGGGCACGGGACTCGGTATTGGACTTCAATGCTGAGATCGAGGACACGACCATATTTCGTGAGGGCGTGGCCCGCTTGCTGGCAATGGCGAACGAGGATGAGCGTGCGCTGCTCGACATGCTCGTCAACGGCAGCGATGCCTTGCGGGATGAACTTGTCGCTCGCAAGAGGCCGGACCATCGGATAGGTGCCGCACTCATAGGTCGGGTGCTCGACTGGACTGAGAGGAGAGCCGAAGAGGCGAGACAGGGCCTTCAGCGCAAGGCATTGATCGCATTTTCGTGAGATTTACACAACTAGGAGGGCTTGGAAATTGAAGAGACTGACGAAGCATGAGAAGCTGGTCCTGAAGAGGGCCTCGTTCCTGTTCGTTGTGGCGATGATCTTGCCGCTGGTGGTTGGGCAGGTCATCCAGCCGCGTTTGATTGAGCGGTGGAATGTTGAGTGTACGTACTCGGAAGGTCAGGTCCGCGACGAGACGCAGATGTACTTCTACGCTTACGAGAACGCTCGTGAGTGGGCGACGAGTTGGGCAGTGGTTGACTCGACGCTGGCGTGCCGGATCGAAACCGTGTACTTGGGGAATTAACCCCTTTCGCCGTTATACCAGTTGGAGGTGAGCAATGGACGATGTGAACGGTGGCGGTTTCGATCCGAGCAAAGTGACGGCGAAGCCCAAGGGGAAGAGGCGGGACGGTGGACTGGTTGCGAAAGCCGCGTCTTATCCGGACACATGTGCCGGGTGCGGACAGTCGGTTCAGCCCAAAGACTCTATCTTCTGGTCGCCGCAGACGAAGGATGTATGGCACGCGGGATGCGAGCCCGCTATCACTACGAGAGCCGACCCGGATGCGAAGCAGAGGTCGAGGAACCGCTCCCGGGGAAAGGACCTTCAGGCGAAGACTGGCGAGGATGAGTTCGACGTTCCTATCGTCTTCCGGGTTCGGGCTCGGGAGTACAACGTGGCTGTCGAAGAGGTTCGTCTGATGGTCAAGGACGCGATGGAGCGGTGGCCCGTGCCGATGAAGATGAAGCTGATGAAGCTGTTGGATAAGAATTCTAAACCGGAGGACGAAGATGACTAAGTGCAGGTGGGGGTTCGTACTGTTCATCTTTGGTTTCATCCTCTTCGCTTTGTTGTTGTCCGGATGTGAGTCGATGACCGAGCCGAAAGAGGTTCCATTGGAGCCTGACCGGTTCGGTTACTGGCACAGCGATGGGGCGCAGGAGGTGTGCTTTGATGAGGTATGCTTACTCGTGTACGCCCATATCGAAATCGCTCAAGACTCGACGTGTGCGTTCGAGATTCGAAGAGAGGGAAGCGAGTGGTCGGAGATAGAGTCTCTGACGTGTGAGGCGGACATCAGGACATGGATGGCGATCATCCGTCACACTTCACAAGTGAACCTGCCGAATCTCAGCTACGTGATCGAGGCGTCGTTTCAGGTGTCGGCGGATGACCCGGAGTGGAACGTCCTGCGGTGGGATGATCTCCGGCTGATTCGGAGGGAACCATGAGCCATAGGCCAGATAAGAGACTGTGAGCAGGACCAGTGTCCAGCCCCGCTCAGTTCGGTCGGTAAAAAGTTCTGGCCCGCTGAACAGATTGACCGAATTGGTGGTTCCCCGCCAGCAGAAAATCAAGCGACAGAGCCGAATTTCTCGTGGCACGGCGATTGCTCTGTAGAGTCGCGAGAAAGTCGGTTTCAACTTGGAGGTTCACAGTGGCGCATACCGTTTGGAAGGGACAGCTAGAGTTCGGGCTCGTCGGATGCCCGGTCCGGATGGAGAAGGTCCATCGGAATGTCGAAGAGGCTCCGGCTTCGCACATGGAGCACAGGGGATGCGGCGTGAAGATCGAGCGTCCGTGGTTCTGCCCGGAGTGTCAGAATCAGGTTAGCTACGGCGATCTCGTTCGCGTTTTCGAGAACGGTGAGGAGGGGAAGGCCAACGGGGAGGGCGACCTCGTTCTCTCTCAGGAGGAGTTCAAGGGCGCTCGGCTCGACGAGAAGAAGCTGGTGATTGAGCAGTTCGTGAGGTCCGACGAACTCGATCCGATCTACCTGTCGGATCAGGCGTACTGGATGCATCTCGACGCGCCGAAGAAGAGCGCGAGGAACGGACTCTTCGCGTGGTCGGCGTTGGTGCAGAAGATGATCGAGATGGATGTCGTGGCTCTCGCCTCGTGGGTGTCGCGGGGCAAGGATTACATCCTTGTCCTGCGTCCTTACTCTGGAGAGAAGGGCCGGACGCTGGTGGCGCAGGTGATGGAGTACGGCGAGATCATCGAGACGGAGTGCATTGACCTTCAGGACGTGGCTGACACGGATGAAGTCACGCTGCTGGCGATGCTGATCGAGCAATACCGCCACGAGTTCGATGCGAGCAGGTACGAGAGCGAGTACGCGAAGAGTTTGCGCTCGGTGCTGGCTCAGAAGAGCGGCGGCGAAGAGCCGAAGTTGGAGGCCGAGGATCAGGAGACGGCTGATCTGATCGAGAGGCTGAAGGCATCTCTCGCGTCCGCGTGATTTCACTGGTGGGGACCGCTCGTTTGGCGGGCCATTGTGCCGGGACGGCGGTTCCCTCCCTTTCGCTGAGAGGCGATATGATGAAGTACGAAGATGTCGATGTCTACGAGATGGATTCCGGGACTGGATGGGAGGCGACGACCCGGGGCAGTCTCGTCAAGGTCATCTCGATGATCTTCACCTTCCCAATGACTGAGGTCGAGAAGCTGGAGCGCGGAGAGATCATCGAGAGAGTTTACGAGGATGGTGTCGGTCCGGTCTTCCGGGCGCGGAAACGCGAATTGCGCGTGGCGACTCATGTGCCGGACGACATGTAGGGAATCTTTGACGGGTACCGTTATATAGAAGATGGAGGTGGAAGATTGAATACGAAGGGATTCACCCTGATCGAGATGGTCATCGTCGTCGTTCTGTTCGGCGTGATCTCCTCGCTTGCGATTCCGAAGCTGAGGATGAGCCCGCAGGCGAAGCTCAGGGGGGAGGCGAGGGTCCTCGTCCGGAGTCTCGAAGCGGCTCGCTCGCTGGCGATGTCGAGGAAGAAGGAGGTCCGCGTGACGTTCGGCTCGGATGGGAGGGTTTCGACGTTCCTGTCTGACAGTCTGGTCAGTGTCATGAGCCTCGGGAACGGGGCAGAATTCGCATCTGACGGCGTTTCTCCGCTCCCCGGCTATCCGGCAGGCGGCCCGGTCACGTTCGAGGGCTCAGAGGTCAAATTTGACGCTCGGGGACTGCCCGTGCCTAGGGGCACGAGAGGCGTGGTCTATCTGGGGAATGGCGGGGCGAATTCGGCGGTCACGGTCGCTGGGTCCGGGTCGTTCAAGGCGTGGACGTTCACAGGGGAGGGCTGGCGATGAGAAGGCGAGAAGGTTTCTCCCTACTGTCCGTCCTCGTGGCGATGGTCCTGATGGGGTTCGGAGTGCTGGCCCTATCGCAGGCGTTGCTCAGGGCGCAGCAGTTGGAGAGCAGAACGGATCTGCGGGTGATGGCGGATGTCATTGCCGGTGGGTACATGGAAGAGATCCTGACCCGGGACCCTAGGACTCTCGTGAGCGAGTCCCCGGTTCGGGTCGATGAGTCGGGTGATGAATCGGAGAGCGGCGCATTCGTCCGGACTCTGATCGTGGAGCAGGCGAGGCGTGTCGTGGACGGCGACGAGATCGACGCGAAGTTTCTCCATCGGGTCACCGTGCGTGTCTCGTACTCCGTGGGGGGCCGCGAACGGCAGTCGAGTTTCGTGAGTCTTGTCTACGCTTCATCGACATCATAGAGGGGGTGAGTGCATGAAGAACAAGGGATTCACTTTGGTCGAACTCCTGATCGCGATGATCGTCGGGCTTGTCGTCCTGTCGGGTGCGGTGGCGTTCGCTATCAACCAGACTCGGATAGTCGAGGCGCAGATGATCCGTGATGAGGTCTACCGGAACGCGAGATACGTCAACGTGAGTTTGGCGCGTGACCTCCAGCGGGCGGGTGTTGGCATCGAGAGCACTCCGGTCTTCGGCGTCCTCTCTCTGAGAGGCGACACGATTGTCATTTTGCAGATCCCGCATCGTCCCGCTGCGGCGTTGCCTTACGATCTGCTGCCCCCGGGTGGAAGCGACAATCCGTTGTCTCCGGGAGGAACGTGCGGCTCGCGGTGTCTCGATCTATTGAAGAGCGACAGCACATTCGAGATCCTGCCGGGCTCGCTGGCGCGATTGCAGGTGTCGGGGACTCGACGGCTGATCCTCGTCAGCGATGTGCAGCATTCAGCGGGGAGCGTACAGTTGAGCTTCACGGCAGCGGATTCGCTAATCGGTTATCCGGCGGGTCTGTCGGGCGGACTGCTGCTTGACCGGTTCGAGACGTTCGTGCAGGAGATCGAGCCCATCATCTACTACGTATCGGACTCGACTCTGATGCGGGCAGAGAGGCTGAACGCGGACGGGTCTCTTGCGGGAGAGATCGTGGCGTTTGGAGTACAGGCGTTCGATGTCAACTTCGTGTTCGCGGATGGAAGAGAAGCTTCCGCTGCGAATCCGAACGATGCAGATGTCTTCAACGATTACGATGACGTGATTGGCGTGAGAATCAACGTCCGGTTGTCCGCCGACAGGGCGGATCAGCGAGTGAGCAACGGGAGCCTATTCGCTCGGGACTTCGAGTGGTTCGTGGCTCCCCGTAACCTGAGATATGCGAGGAACCGATGAGGAACGAGAAGGGGCTGGCACTGGTCGCGACGATCCTGACGTTGGGGTTGTTGTCTGTGCTGATGGTGTTCGCTGTGCAGGCAGCGATTCTGTCGGCACGGGCGCAGACGTTCGATAGGCAGGCGCATCGGGTTGCTCTGGCGGCGGAAGCGGGAGCGGAAGCGGCTCTGGCGCAGATCGAGGTGGCGCTCGAAGATGGGGCACTCGATTCGGCTGAGGCGGCATCTATCCGTCCTCCGACCGATCCGGCGTTCGAGGTCTTCGACTACGACTCGTTCACCGTCCGTCCGGTCGGTGGCGTGACGGTCGAAACGCTGACCGATGGGGAGTATGCGGGTCTCTATGCGCTTACGCAGAAAGTGGACGTGTACTCCGAGGCGTCCGATGCGATGGGGAATCGGGATGCCGTGTATTTGGGAGCGAAGGCTCAGGCGATCCCCATCTTCCAGTTTGGAGTCTTCTTCGAGGGCGACCTCGAAGCAACGAACGGTCCGCCGATGGAGTTCATTGGTCGGGTTCACTCGAACGGGAACCTGTATCTATCGAGCGACAACGCTTGGTACAGGAGCATCCTGACGACCCCGAACCGGTTGATTCACAACCGGAAGGACTTCAACGATGTCAACAACGGGGTCTATATCAACGATGCGGGTGGGAGTGAGATCGCGCTTGACTTCGACAGTCGGGACACTCCGGGTGCGGAGGCGTTCAAGACGAAGAGTTGCGACCGATTCGACTGCCGGGTGATGACTGGTGCGTTCGACGTGGATTCGCTCAAGGTTCCGTTGCCGGATGGCGTATTGCCTTACGAGGTGATTGCGCCGAAGGATGACGCGGACAGCGAGCGGGCTCGTCGGGTGAAGTACGCTTGGAAAGCGGACCTCTACGTCTTCGTGGATATCAGCGAGCTTGCCTCGAAGATGGTCTGCGAGGTGGCGAACGCGAAGCCGAAGAAGTGCGAGGAGGCGGTCCTGTACGATTGGGAGGCGTTCTACGATGGGCGCGAGCGTCGATATGTGGACGTAATGGACATCGACCTAAAGACGCTGATGGATGAGAATCCGGAAGTCGATGTCGTCTACTTCGAGTTCATCGTGCCTCAGGTTCTTGGCGGGATGGACCCGAGTGGCGATGGCGTGTACCCGGTGATCCGACTGCACAACGCGGCGGAGCTTCCTCGACCGATTACGGTAGCGACCGACAGGCCGATCTACATCCGGGGTGACTTCAACTCCGTGAACAAGAAGCCTGCGGCGATCATCGCGGATGCGGTGACGTTCCTGAGCAACGCGTGGGTCGATGCCCGGCACATCTGCAATCTGTGGGATGGCGTGTCCGGACCGTTCGGATGCGTGTCGTGGGGAGCGAGCGGTTCGTCGGGCTACAGGAGCGCGGCATCGCTGACGACCGTGAACGCGGCGGTTATGTCGGGGATGGTCCCGACTCCGTGCGACTGGTACGATGCGGATTGCGCGGCGGATGGGTCGAACTCGTACTACAACAACTGGTACTCGGGCGGGATCGAGAACTTCCCCCGGTTCCTCGAAAACTGGTCGAGCGTGACGTTCCGATATCGTGGCTCGCTGGTGAGCCTCTTCGATTCGAGGATCGCGACCGGGACGTGGAACGGGACGTACTACAGTCCGCCGGATCGGGATTGGGGCTTCGACACGATGTTCGAGGACCCGACGAAGTTGCCTCCGGCGACTCCGAACGTGGGGTATGTCCGGCAGCTAAATTTTCGGCCCGGCTGGTAGGAGGGCGTGGCAGGAGCGTGTAGTCTGGAGGGCTCATCGCGGTCGCCCTCGACAGCGCCAGTGTAGACCGGCTGGCCCGCTCCTGCTACGAATTCGGAAGGGTTGGCGTTACAGGAGGGGAAGGAGCGAGAGATGAGGTTCACATTCATGATGGGCGTGTGGGTTTTCGCAGCGGGGTTGGCGGTCTTTCTGTCGTGGCTGTTCTGGGAGCCGCTTCTGGCCGTGGCGGGCATGGTGTTGGCGCTGGCTTTCAGGATGGAGACCCTCGATCAGCGGAATCGCGCTGGAGGGCCTGAGAGCCCGTCTGGCGGGCAGGAAGGCGTCTAGGGATAGAAACGCTCTCAGGCGGCGAATTTGGCCGGTTTCTGGGCATTTTGGAGGGTAGAATGAAGAGATCAGTGCGTCTTACCAAGGGAATCTGTGGGCGGAAGATCGACGCGATCAAGGCGATCAGACAGGCGACTCACAGTGACCTCAAGTGGGCGAAGGATGTGGCCGACAATCTGTGGAACGGTGGGGAGTGGGACCTGTGGATCGAACAGACGGACTTCCACGCGTTTGCCCATCTCGGATTGAAGGTCGAGATCCTCGATGTGAGTCTGTTCTGCTATCAGGTGGCTCTGACGAGGGAGGAACTTGATCTTGTCCTCAATGTATTGTCGGGACCCGAAGAGTTCAAAACTCTTCGGGAGAAGTTTCTCGCCGCCTCACTAGGTTAATTGGAGGGCCGAATGAAGAAGCTGAGAGGGTTCACGCTGATCGAGCTTCTGATCGCGGTCGTCATCATCGGACTGCTGGCGCTCATCGCGTTGCCGAGCTTGAGGAACCACAAGGAGCGGGCGATACTGGCTTCGCTGACATCGGACCTTAAGAACCTGATGATTCAGCAGGAGTCGTTCTACTCGACGCATTTGCGGTACGCGAGTCTGGCCGAGTTGCTCGATGTGACTTACAGCAGCGTGGGAGGTGTCCCCGTGTCGATCAGCATCACAGGTGCGTCAGAGACAGGATACGAAGCTGCGGCCACCTACTCCAGTAGCTCGGTGGATTACCGGTGCGAAGTTCGCGTTGGTGAGGAGCAGAGCGTCACGACCTCGGAGGAAGGGCTGATCGCCTGTACGAAGGGTTAGGGCATGAGATGGAGACTCAGGTCATTCTGTGGCAGCAGATTCCCCCTGTCGTCGGTGAGAGCTTTCGACAGGATGTGATCCGCAAGCTGTTCGAGCAGGTTGGCAGGAAACCGTTCCTCGCGATCCTGAAGCGGGACCCGGAGAACGAGTACGACCCGAACGCGGTGCAAGTTCTCGGGCCTGATGGGGAGCAGATCGGGTTCCTGTCGAGGGAAGCTGCCGAAGAGCAGAACGAGGAGATCGAAGAGATCGAGGAAGAAGGTGGGTGCCCTTGTTCAGCGTGGGCGGTGATCGCCGGAGGTGTTGGACACAAAGAGCACTTCGGCATCTTCTTCGTCGGTAACGATGAGTCGAGAGAACTCACGCGGGCGATGTTGGAGAGCCAGAAGTGATGACTGGTCGCAGGGCTGAGGATAAGGACCGGGGTAAGGAGGGTTTCTGCCTGAGATGCGGGGAGCCTCTCAAGAAGTGCCCGTGTGGAAAGTGGAAGATGTGCCGAAGGTGTGGCTACCCGCCGAAGAGCGTTCCCCGAACGGTGACCCCTCTTGAGCGGAGAAGGTGCCACTGTGACGAGGCGAAGACGACGCAGTGGCTCGAACGATTCACGGAGCGAAAGGATATCCTCGCGCCACTCCCCCGGCGAAGGAAAACAGACAGGAGGCGAGGTGAGCAGGATGAGAGTTAGCTGGTTCATGGTGTGGTGCATCGTTGTGCTGGCGCTCGCTTTCACGATCTACCAGTTCCCCGGCATCGGATTGCTCTGGGGTTATGGTGGGAAGGCGCTAACGTTCGTGACACCGATCTCGTTCTTGGGGATCGCGAGGCTGGCGAGCGAGGAGCTTCCCGATCTCTCGGATCTCGATGACGACCCGGAACTCACGCCCGTTCGACTGCGGGAGTTCCTTAGAGAATTGGAGGGGGTGGGTGAGTAAGAGGTACGTGGTGCTCGGGGGATCGAGGGTCTACCACGATGTCATGTGCGGAGAGCGACCGATCTATCGCGAGGGATTCTCTGCCTGTGGGCATCGGTTCACGAGCATGGATCAGTGCTTCGATGAGCCCCCGAAATACGTCGTGGAGTTCAGGAGTCGAGGAGACGATCTCTACCCTGTGAGGGTGGGTCTCCGGAGATGTAAGACGTGTGAGAAGATGGAAAAATTGGGAGGTGAGAAGTGAGACAGGCATGGTGGTTTCCGACTCGGCGGGAGTGGATGAAGTGGATGCTCTACGTCCTGATCGGGTTGACGATGGGCCTCGTATTGGGCTTGTGCTGGTAGATGCGAGGCAGTACTTTGGAAGCCCTTCTCAAACCGCCGCGAAGGAGGTGATTCCGATGTGCTAGGGAACTAACTCATGGAAGAAGAGACACGCTTAGAGAATGGTGCAGGACTTTCGTGAGGCGTTGCTCGCATCGGAAGGATTGATGCGGTCCGCTGTAAGGTGACGCGCGCGTCACGCTTGCAAGGAGGGCGGTTTACAAGCCAGCGCACTGAGCAGGATGTCTCGACCAGTTCGGTTTGAGAGCCCCCGGTCACTTCAGTAGACGAGCGCGAGACTATTCACGATCTCTGCGAGGTTAGGGTGGGTTGAAGGGCCGTGAGACTGTAAGGCGAAGGGGCGAGCGTACCGACACTCCGGAACACAGGACCGATGGGCTAGTTGGGCCGTGTGACGCGGACCGAAAGGGAGCGAGTTTGGAGGTGCCCGGCTCCGATGATCTACGGGGAACCTCCATACAATCGGCGATGGAATGACGACTCGTTATCTCTACAAGAAATCGAACCTCCCGCCCTACTCGGATCCGGAAACCGGGAAGCTGAGGCAGAAGAGATGTTACTACTCTTCGGAGTGCGGGCTCTGGAGGGGAGCGACTCACGTCTGCGTCCCCGGGAGAGGGGCGGAGAAACGACCGAAAATTCTGCTTGTTGGTGAGGCTCCCGGTCATCAAGAAGACAGAGCCAATCAACCGTTCGTTGGACCCGCAGGACAGATTCTCGCCGAAGCTCTCGAAGAAGCTCGAATCCCCGCCGAAGAAATTCGCATCACCAACATCGTGAGGTGTGTTCCTCGATCAGGAAATTCGACCCGTACACCCACGACCGAAGAGATCGAGGTCTGCTCGCAATACCTGAGGGGGGAGATCCACAGGACGAGGCCGCTCATCATCGTCCCGCTCGGGAACTCCGCCACGAACTTCTTCCTCGGTGAGGGGAAAATCTCCCAGCGTCGAGGTCGAATTTTCAAAGACGTGGAGGTGCGAGGCAAGTCCTACACCGTGATCCCGACGTGGCACCCCGCTTACGTGATCCGTAACCGGGCGGCGATGTCGGACCTGATCGGCGATCTTCGGAGCGCTTACCGGAAGGCGGTCGGTGCGAAGGACCCGGAGGAACTCCTCAAGCTCGAAACGATCACGACCCTCGACCGCTTCAAGGAGTGGGCGGATGAGACGATCAAGCTGGCCCGGGCAGGGAAGATCCTCCGGCTCGCCTATGACGTGGAGACAGGCGGTCCGAAGCACGAGATTGCGCTGAACGCCTATCACCCGGAGAGTTACATCATCGGACTCTGCTTCGCCCGGGACTATAAGAACGGAGTCTTCGTGGCGCTCGAACACCGGGGCTACGAGCCCGCCGGGATCGAGCCCTACCGGATGGAAGGGTACAACCACGAGGCGATTCGGTCGCTTCTCTTCCGGCTCTTTCAGGCGGGCAGGATCGTCACTCACAACGGAAAATTCGATGTGCGGTTCACGACGGCCAAGTACAACGTCTGGCCGAAGGAGATCCACTTCGACACGAAGCTCGCCTGCTACTTGCTCGATGGTAAGGATGGGACCCATGACCTGAAGTTTCTCGGATCGAAGCACCTGCAATTCGGGGCGTGGGACTCCGAACTCAACGAGTACCTCGACCAGTATCCCTCGACGCAGAGGACGCTGGATAAGGTGCCTCTGGACGTGATCGCGAAGTACGGGGCGACCGATGCCGTCGCGACCTATCGACTCGTGCCTCCCATCCGGGATCGGTTGAAAGGCCGGACGAGGACGAGGCTCCTCCTCCGAAAATTGCTCGAAGCCACGACTGCCTTCAACGACTTCGAGAGGCACGGCCTTCGTGTTGACACGCAGGAGTGGAGCAGGCTGAAGGACGCCTACTGGCACGAGTCGCATAAGTACCTCGACAAGGTTCGCAAGACTCCGGCAGGCAGGGCGACGGAATCTCTCACGGAGAAGAAGCTCAATCTCAAC